CATCTCCATCACTTGACCCACCAGAGACGTCAAAGTAAATATCCCGTAGATAGTCATATTGGTCAATTGGATTACTGATACTAAAAGGTTCTTGACCAATTTGATTCACATTAATGTCAATACTAAAGGATGCATCCAAGTAGTTCAAACTTCCATCTTTGATTGCAGTAAGAGTGTATAATCCAACACTGATATCTTCTTCTACTCTATTTCCTTCGACCAAAGATATTGGTCCATAGTCACCAACCAAACTAAATGATACATCTCCATCATCAGTTCCACCTGAAGTATCCAAATAAATGGTATCTTTGTATGGATATGAAGTCAATACACCCGAAGGTTCCAATAAGGCCTGACTGATTTTGTTTATACTAAAGTCAAATGTGGTTGATATGTCTAAATAGTTCAGACTTCCATCCTTTGTAGCAGTTACTGTATAGCCACCTACATCGGGTCCACCTCTTAAAAGGTTTCCTTCTAAAGATTCCCCTGGAATAGTAAAAGACACATCTCCATCACCCGACCCACCAGACATATCAAAGGTAATATCTCGTAGATAATCATATTGGTCGATTAAATTGATGATACTAAAAGGTTCTTGACCAATTTGATTCACATTAATGTCAATACTAAAGGATACATCCAAGTAGTTCAGACTTCCATCCTTGGTCGCAGTAAGAGTATATAATCCAACACTGATATCTTCTTCTACTCGTTTTCCGTCTACCAAATTAATTGGTCCATAAATGCCACTAACCAGACTAAATGATACATCTCCATTATCAGATCCACCTGAAGTATCCAAATAGATGGTATCTTGGTATGGATATGAAGTCAATACACCCGAAGGTTCCAATAAGGCCTGACTGATTTTGTTTATACTAAAGTCAAATGTGGTTGATATGTCTAAATAATTCAGACTTCCATCCTTTGTAGCAGTTACTGTATAGCCACCTACATTGGGTCCACCTGCTAAAAGGTTTCCTTCTAAAGATTCCCCTGGAATAGTAAAAGACACATCTCCATCACCCGACCCACCAGACATATCAAAGGTAATATCTCGTAGATAGTCGTATTGAGTTGTTACTGTTATAAACCGAAAGTTGCTATCTTGACCGATTTTATTAATACTAAAGTCGAAAGTGGATGATATGTCGAAATAGTTCAGACTTCCGTCCTTGGTCGCAGTCACTGTATAGCCACCAACATCGAGACCTTTTAGTAAAACATTATCACGCATGGTTCCACCTGAAACATCATAATTAACTAAGCCAGTGCTTTGTCCTCCAGTTGCAGTAAAAGAAATATCCTGTAGATAATCATATTGGTCGATTAAATTCGTAAAAGAAAAACCAGTCTGGCCTATTTTGTTAATACTGAAGTCAAATGTAGCGGATATATCAAAGAAGTTCGCACTTCCATCTTTTGTTGCAATAACTGTATAAAGACCTACATCGATATTATTAATTGTATTTACAGTATCGGCCAAATTGTTATAATACGTGTTATCTCTACCACTTATATCATAAGTAACAGCACCATCTCCAGAACCACCTGAAGTATCCAATGTAATGAGTTGTTGATAAGGATATTCCAATAGGACACCACTTAATTCAAATTCTGCTTGGTTTCCTCTTGTTATTTCAATGATTGTTCTATTGTATAATTTATTGAAATCATTGGCAGCAATAATGGAATAATACCCTATTGCTGGATTATTCAATGAAGACGCAACTGTAATGTCTCTTACTATCTCTATTTCTTTTTCTGTTAATGCGAAATCATAAATCATGTAGTTGTAGAAATAACAACTAGTAATATTATTTGTATAAGTGCCTGCGCCTGAATTATTATAACCTCCAGAAACGATAAACGGTTGTTTAAAAGGAGTTGAAGGAGTTGATGAATGATCGTATTTTTTTTCACCATTCAAATAAAATAAACATGAATTACCATTTACTACAATTGCAATATGATGCCAATTATTATTTTTTAGAGAAGGGTTAGGGGAAGGGTTTAGACTAGTAGTATCATATTTAATTATTCCATGGGTGCCAGTATATGCTATATATGGTTTTTGATCAGAACCGTCTGTGGATCGAATTAACCCAATAAAGCCACCAGCCGAAGCAAAATTAAAATACCCTGCCATAGTAAATGTTTGAGTGGCTGTATTTTGGGTAATTCCACTAATAACTGGTAACTGTAATATGCCATCAATCTTATAAGAAGGCTGTTCATGATATGTTCCATGACTCAAGTCGTAATATAATGTTTCTACATTATTTCCATGTGTTCCAATATTAAGAACCGACCCAAAATTTCCACTGGCTGCTGCTATAGTTTCGAGTGTTCCATCGAAATTCGCCGAAATGTGAATCGCTGGTTTACTAACTCTGTCTAATCGAACATAACTCGTGTCATACATCACATCAAAGTAAGTGTTTCCTTGATTGGGAACCACTTGAGCAGATAAATCAATAATTCCAGTATTTGTAGTAGTAGATGTATTAAGAATGTTAATGGACGGGTCTAAAATCGTGATCTCATATGGTTCAGATGACTTTGGGTAATAGTAATCATTACCTTCGATTGTGGCTGTAATATAATAGGTGCCTTCTCCGTTTGTAAACCGACTACTTACAATAAAACTAACCGGAGTATTATAACTTATATCACTATCTCCACTGATTGTAAAATAGGTAGTAGAACCCGATACACTTCCACCAGTAGTATCCACTGTTATAGTATCACTTAATTTGTAACTACTAATATTTGGTGTTATGTTTATTACAAGGGGGGATTGTTCTTCTTTGGTAACTGTAATCTCATATGGTTCAGATGACTCTGGGTAATAGTAATCATTACCTTCTATTGTGGCTGTAATATAATAGGTGCCTTCGTTTGTAAACAAATCAAATAGAGCATAACTCGTGTCGATGTCATAAGTATTCGATGCATTCACAACTCCATAATTACCCATATAAGGATGGTTTTGACATTGGTAGAATAACGGTGATGGTGTTGAATCAGTAATTTGTATTTCTACATAGGCATCTGGGTTTCCTGCAGTTCCACTTGTCGTAACACCAGTTGTAAATGATGAAGTCTTAGCAGCATCCGTATAAAATAATAATGGATGATTCGAATTAGATGAATCATTTTGATTGAATCTATATGTTCTTCCAACTACAAATTGTATAACCGGTGACTCAATATCATCTATAAAATACCCTGATGGACTATCAATATCATAATGAGGATGATTACTTGTTTTAGAACCAACTGTAACAGTAAATGTATTATCACTATACGCACTTGTTGTAAAATAGGTAGCAGAACCAGAGACACTTCCACCAGAAATATCCACTGTTATAGAATCACTCATGCTATAAGAACTTTTGACTTCGCTCACACTCATAGTAACAGCGCTCTGAGTTAATTTAGTCATGGAAACATTGATGGTTTTTGTAGCACTAACTACTTCCGATATTGCAGTGTTATCTGCGTCATACAAGGCAAATAGTGAATAAAAACCGTTTAATGGATCGGTTAATTTTGACACATGACCATTGATTAATGTTGTTGAAATAGTATTGATTTCTGATTCTGAAAGGGCATAATCATAGACAATATAATCAGTGAAAAAGTAATTACCTTTGTTTTGATTTTCTCCATCTCTTCCTCCCATTAGGAATGGACTTTCTAAAGTAATATCATGAGTTATCGATTGAGGATTAGTGTTAGGGGGGGTAGTGTTAGGATTAGGGTCTAGATAGACAGTCAGTGTTGTGCTTGTTTTGACAATACCAATAAAATACCAAGTATTACCACTAAACCCTTCAAACCGAATAGTAGGTGCTGGTGATGCTGGTGTTGGTGCTAAAAACAAGACTCCTGAATGATAAACAATATCAAAGTATTTCGTTGATACAATACGTGCAAATGTATTGCTTGTAGAGTCAAATAAAAACATCCCAACAACAGTGAAACTGTCATTTTGTATTGTAAAAGATGGTAAAGTCTGGGCATACTGAATGTATAAAGATTGTCTACCATAATATGAAGTTGAAGAATCAGAATTATTATGATTATTATTACGAATAATTGTATTGTTATTAAGCGAATCTACATTACCAGATACATCTCCAAAATTAATGAGACCAGTCACATTTGCCCCAGAAGAAGTTCTACTATCCACACCTGCAGATAATCGAATTTTAGGTGTAGCCAAATTATTTAATCTGTTCAGACTACTGTCATGTATAACTTGAATTACTTCTGCTCCATTTGAACCCAATGTGCTGGTTTCATTTGTAGAAATATCTATTATTTCTGGACTACTTGGATCATAAATATATTCATATGGAGCACTATAATCTGGCAAAATTGTATATACAAATACACTATTAACACTGAAATCAAAGCTAGCTGATATATCATAGTAGTTTAGACTTCCATCCTTTATTGCTGTAATTGTATAAGTTCCCACCTCAAAAGGACTGGTCACACTATTTCCATTTGTCAAAGTAATATCTGTTGGTGGAACATCACTATTACGTATAAGAGTAAACGACACATCTCCATCTCCAGAACCACCTGAAGTATCAAAAACAATGCCACCTAAGTAAGGATATTCAGCCAATACTCCACTGATTTCAAAATTGGCTTGAGTAAGGTAATTTATAGTAATGGAATATGGTGCGGATGTTTGTGCGTATGTATATTCATCGCCTTCTTTTGTTACTGTAATAGAATATGTCCCTTGGTCTGTAAACAGATCATACATAAAATGAGTCGATGGAGTATTATAACTTACATCTCCACTTATTGTAAAATAAGTCGCACCATTACCAGTTCCACCAGAAATATCCACTGTTATAAAATCACTCATAATATAAGAAGATTTCACTAGAGATAAACTGACATCCAGAATACTTTGATTTGATTTAATCATGGAAACTTCAATCGTTTTTGTGGCGCTAACTACTTCCGATATTGCGGTGTTATCTGCGTCATATAATGCATATATTGAATGAAATCCATTTAATGGGTTCGTTAAGGTTAATTGTGTCACATAGCCAGTAGTAAACATATTTTTGAGACTATTTATTTGCTCACTTGAAAGCGCAAAATCATAAATCAAATAATCTGTAAAATAAAAATTTGCGAGATTAGAATCATTCCAACCATACATGTTATAACCTCCAATATGATAATAATTACGTGTAATCGTATAATTACGAGTTAAATCAGAATCAGTATAACTAGTATTATCCACATAAAGCGTTGGTTTTTTATTATCAATCACAAGAGCAATAAAATGCCAATTGTAGGCCGATACACTTATATTAGTAATAGCATATGCACTGTCAAAACCATTTTCCAAATTTTTTGGTGTTACATGCATTAAGTGCAACTTCTGTGAACGATAGATAAGTTCAAAATTTTTGGCAGAAAAAAGTCGAGCATTAGTATTACTTGTTCCATCAAAATAGAAATATCCAGCAATAGATATAAGATTTTTATTATAATAACTTTCATGTCTCCTGGTAATATAATAGCAATCTTTACCAAGTATGTTTCCATTGTTATCTGAGTTCGTTTTAAGTTTATAGGTAATACGATTAACGTCATTATCGCTCATTAAATTGTATATTGAACTAGATGATGAATTCTCCAAATTCTGAATACCATATTTAGAATCCATAAATATTTTACAATCAACTCCAGCAGAATAACGAGCTGTTGGTATAATCAAATCGTTCAATCGATTAAGACTACTATCATATAGAACTTGGAATACTTCTGTTCCATCTGGATTTGAAGACAAGGTGCTGGTTTCATTTGTAGAGATATTTATTACATAACTATTACTTGGATTTGGGTTAAAGGTATACTCATATGGAACACTTTCGATAAAATAACCGTAATCATAACGTAACAATACATCACTCGACTGATTTCGTTGTGTGGATCCAACTATTTCAATAATTTTTCGATCATATTGTTTATTTATGTCATTCGCAGCAATTATTGAATAGTATCCTCCAATTGGATTATTTAAAGATGATGCAGTGGTAATATTTGATACTAACTTAACTTCATCTGATGTCAATGCAATATCATAAATCATGTAGTTATAAAAACGGAAATAATCTGTTGCATTTGTAACAATAAACCCCATCCCAGGATAGTAACGTCCACCTACTGTCATTGGTTCTACAAAATGAACATCAGGAGAATCAGATGCAGAATTGCTTATCTCACCGTTTAAATATGAAGTAATTGTAGATTGAGAACGGTCTACATTAACCTCAATTACATACGCTATGTGATGCCATTTATTTGCAGAGAGACCAGTTATCAATGTTTCACTTTCGTAAGAACTGCTTCTATCAGAGAAGTCTATATGTGGATCAGTTGTATTATTCGAATTCAAAATTATTTTTGAATTTTCGGTATAAAAATACCCAGCCAATGTAAATGAATAAGCACCATTAGCGGGAAGAAATGATGGTAGTTCTAAACCTCCTTGAAGTTCGTAGTAATAAGGAACACTTGTATTATCAAAGCTACATGGATTATTTTTAATAGTTACAGAATTAGTGTTTGTTCCAATATTTAACAAGGAATTACTACCCAAATTACCATCAAAGTTTGCCGAAATATGGATAATTGGATTACTAACTCGGTTTAGTTGGTTTTCACTTAAGTCATATACCACATCAAAATATGTCGTTCCTCCTGAAGGAACAACTGTTGCAGATAAATCAATGGAACTTGCAGATACTGTATTACCATTATTAATTGTAACTGACGATGATGACATCCCACTGAATTGAATGATGTTACTATATTATAGACCTATAGATTTCAATACTTGATATATCCTAAAAATACTGTGTGGGCTCGCTACGCTCGCCCTAAGTAGGATATGGGGGTATGGGGGATGAAATCCCCCAATAAGTTTACTTTAGGGAAAACAACCTAAATGTTTTTTGTATGACCTCTTTATATTACTACTTGCTCTTTCATTCAAATATGCCATTACACAAAGACGTCGTTTTGGATCGAAAATCATTTCAAAATATGCTACAAGACAACCAAGGATTTGTTATCATGAAATTCGGTGCAACATGGTGCGAACCCTGTAAACGAATCGAGTCAGTAGTAGAAGAACGATTGAATGAATTAGGTAAATCAGAACACGTGTCTTGTATGACCATTGATATCGACGACAGTTTTGACTTGTATGCATTTCTAAAAATGAAAAAAGTAGTGAAATCCATTCCCGCCATTTTATGTTATGTTACTGGCAACCCTTCTGTTTATCCCGATGATTTAGTCAATACTTCGGATACCAAGGAAGTAAATGCTTTTTTTGACCGCTGTAAAGATTGTCTTTTAGAAGCAACTCAACCAAGAAAATAAATTAACATAGGCTAAATATATACACATATCATGGTTTCTTACAAACTTATATACTCCTATTTATTGGCTTTCGCTTTCACAACTGTAGGATTGGTATATTTGCTAAAGGTTCCTTATCAGTTTGCTGGAACAAATAACCAAGATTTAGTCGATTTGTATTATTTCACGGATTACAAAAGAAATATACCCTTGGACATTTTAGTTGTAGGAGTCTATTTAGCGATTTCTCATGCAATCATTGTCTACAGTCAATTGCAACCCTTATGGACTCATCTTTTGATTGTTATATTTACTACTGCATTCATCTCAAGTGCATTTTATTGGTATTTTGTATCTTTTTCTAAATCCTCCAATTTCTTTAGTCGATGGTTTTCCAGAGTAGGTTTTCGTGCAGTTTTCTACGATATGCTTTTCGTCGGGTTCACTTATTTTGTTTTCCGACATTTGTATGACAAATGGTTAACAAACTAAACTGTAAAAAATATATAAAAAGATGATGATTCCATTTACTACATTGTAGTTGTAGTAAATAGATATGTCCATTACCGATTCTCTTACGTCACCCGATTCTCTTGCGTCCACCGATTCTCTTACGCCAACCGTATCAAGATACAAGATTGGAGAAGTGAACATTGATGAATGTTTGAAAAAGTATCAATACAATAATGTTCGAGAGAAAATATACGTATTTCAAAATGAAGCTGGTATAGCGACACCTTATACGAAAAGCCAATTAAAGAATCCAAAACATTTTTCTATTTTTTGTTTTTATCGTAATAGCACCAGTGTTTTATTTTATTTAGAGAGAAACTGGTTGGATATTACTGGAACCTGTCCATATAAGCGTGTTTATGTGGATTTAGAAGATATTGATGATCTTATACAGGAAGGTAAACTATTGTATCATGATGACGGAGTTTCTCTCGATATCTGATAAATGTAGTAAAATAAAAAGAACCCGTAAAAGTTTTTGGAGAAGATATCCAGAAAATTATACATGACATTTTTGGTTTTGTAATTGAGACAATATGCAACACCATAGAATCCCCATATAATGGCCATAAACCAGAATAATTTTTGATTTAATCCATCATCTCCAACAAAATGGCTAAATAACAATAGGAAGCTGATGATGAAAAAGAGAGAACCCCAGAAAAATCCTTGAAATCGAGAGATGATTTCGATTTCGCCTAAATATCCAAATAGCAACATCATGGCATTGGCTCCCACAATTTGGAACAAATCATTAGCATTTTCTCTCAAAAAGGAAAATAATGAAAGAGTAGAAGAATCGCCTAAATGATTTCGATATGTCATGAAGATAGCAGTAGTGATAAACATTATTGGTGTGGACAATACCCAGTCGAAATATCGAGTGCTTGTTACATTGTAGTTGATATTGGCAAACTGATTAATCAACCATAGATAATAAATGAGTTCAATACACTGGACTACTGTTTCCAATACCAAGACTTCTCTCAAAATGATATGTTGCAATGGAAGTTGTAAAGTGATTCCATATATACCAATAATTGCCGCTATGATTTGAATAACTAAGGATACTTTTGCAGTCTGTAAAATTATAATATCTTGTTTCATTATTGTTTTACCTTTTCTCTATAGTTTATAGCTGTTTTTTGTTCTTGTTGCCTTTTCTTTTTGTTTTGTTTTTTCGATTTGTTGTTTTTCCTTTTTGTTTTTTATTTCGTCTCTTTGTCTTCTTGGTTTTCTTCTTGTTTTTAATTTTGGTTTTGGTTTTTCTGCGTGGTTTACCTCCTTGGAAATCTTTGTTTTCACCTGGTTCACCATCATCATCGTCATCACCATCACCTTCATCGCCATCATCATCATCGTCACTATCACTATCACTGTCGCTTTCCTCTTCTTTTTTGTCGTCGGTGGCAGTAGTATCGGTATTGGTTGTATTGTTGCTTTCGGAAGAACTTTCATTATTAGAAGTGTCATCGTCGTTATCAAGAAAGTGCGCAGTTGCCAATAATGCAACAGTCACTCCGATAAATCCATAAGTTGCTAAAGGGACACTCCCGTAGCTATACGATGACATTTTATTGGCCACATTAGCTGGCATAATTTCCTTTAAATAAGGCATTACGTTGAAATCAATCATATTTCTCTCTACTACACTCTATAACTAAAATGTAGAAAATTAGATTCGTGAAATTGAATTAAATCGAACTAAGTAATTTACTAAGCAAGAAAAACCCGAAAACCCGAAAACCCGATAACCATATTTAATGTCTACAGTTGTAAACAAAATGATTCAAACAATGGAAATTCAAATGTATAAAACATATTCTTATAATTTCACCAATGAAGTGAAATTCGGTTCACTACCAGTAGAAATATTACACAAACTATTTCAGGATGGACGAAATGCATCATTCATGTTGGAAGAATGGTTGGCGATTTACTTTCCTTCTTTAACCAGAGTGGAAGGTAATAAAGATCACGACCATATTGACACAAATGGAGTGAAGTATGATGCAAAAAACTTTACCAAAAAAGGGTTGAAGTTTATGCCATCCAATCAAATTGGTAAAGGCAGGACCTTTGACAAAACACAAGCACACGAAAAGGCCGTTAAATTGGTTTACATTTGTTGTGACATTGTCGACTTTCCTCAAATCCATATACGATTTATCCCTGGAAAGGATTTAATGAAAAAGTATCCTAAATGTTCTGTTCTATTTTCCAAACGTTCGGAATTATTCAACAGTGACTTTTCTACTATAGAAGAGCCTGAAGAAACCCAATCTGTGGTTGCTCCCGAACCAGAAACCCAACAACCCGTTGTTGTATCTGAATTGGAACCTATGGTTGTATCTGAATTGGAACCTATGGTTGTATCTGAATTGGACCCAGAAACCCAACAACAAGAAGAAGCCGCCGTAAAAAATGATTAGAAATAATACCTTATATAAAATCTCATAAATATTAAAACAGTAGATAGACTCATCTATCTATTGTTTTTTCTCTCAAATAGCCTCTAAAGAGGTTCGAACTCTTGACCTTACGCTTACTAAGCGCACGCTCTAACCAACTGAGCTATAAAGGCACTGTGGATACATCCAAATGATATATATCCTTGTTTAGAATTAGATATTTTTCCTCGCACCGACAGTATGTAAGTTATCTAACATAAGAGACCATGCTTTACTGTAACTAATATGGTAATAAGGTAAGTCCCATTTTTTGGCGAATTCCACTAATTCATTCGAGACCTGAGGTTGTCGAAACTGGGGCATTTGTGGAAACAAATGATGAACACATTGACAATTTAAATAGCCCATAATCCAGGAAATCAGCGGACTTTGAGTATCTATATCTACAGTATGTGCTAAACTGTATTCTACCCAATTGGGATTTTCAAATTTTTCAACAATGGGCATGAATGTATGAGATAAACTAAAATGTCCAAATAAATACATTCCAGTAATATACATCGAAAACATCATGTGAAGATAACAGTAGAAAAATGAATGATTGAATCCTACTATTTTCGACAACAAATAGGGTCGACCTATGTGTCCCAATAGCATAAAAAATGCTTGTAAGTAATCTTTGTCTCGAATTACTTTGCGAGGATGTAAGTAAAACATCCAAAAGAACAATACCAAAAATCCACTTGTAATAGGAATAAATGAATATGCTTGGTATTGTAGCCATGTAGAAGAAAAGGATGTATTCTTCGGGGCTGCTTTTGGATGAAATAATACCAATGGCATTGTGTCTAAATCAATATCATGGTCGATTTTCTGAGTAGTTGCATGATGTTTATTGTGCATACTATTCCACATGGAATCACTCACCATCAACCCACAACCCATTGATATTTTCTGCATTATTTTATCTACTGTAGGATATCCTGATAATGAATGATGTCCAGCCTCATGTTGAAGCCAACCACATCGTCCTCCGAATAATCCATACGTTAGTGCCGATAAAAAATGAGCAAAGTAGGAATCGAAACTCAATAAATAAGTTGCAAACGCAAATAGTGCAATCACTTCCAGATTACGATAGATTGTATGGCGTATGCTATGAGTAAAGAATCCTCGTTCTTCTAAAGATAATCTCCATTTTCGGAAATCTTCCAACATTTGTTGCGTAGATGCATCATGTTGAAGAACAGGCTTTTCTACAGTAGGAAGACTATGTAGCACTTTCCAAGCTTTCTTCGAATGACGATGCATTTCTTCAAATACCATAGTGGCATCTTGATTTATGTAATACTGGATCACACTACCACCAGGATGTCTCTGAATGAACTCGTCAATATTATACCATGTATCTTGGATACACAAAGCTGAAACATTCGAAGTCATATATATATTTCCTGTAGAAAATGGAGAGAAAAAAGGAATGCCTTCCGAACAATCGGATTTGAACCGATGACCACCCGATATCTATTTCAACCTCTACAGTCGGGTGCTCTACCAACTGAGCTATATTCGGTATAGGATACTGTTTTTGATGGTTTATTCACTTTTGAACAATACAAAAATGAGTTAGAGCTACGCAGAACAAAAACATGACACATTCTTTTATTTTTCTCTCAATAGAATTTCCGAGAATTTATTTAAATCCTTTTGAAGGCAAATAACTTTATTACTTTATAGTATAAAGAACCCATGTTGAAAGTATTCAAATACATCAATGTTTCAGTATTTTTAATAAGTTTTGCTTTAGGAATATTTGCAGTATATGTCATGTCTCCTGATAAAAAGAGAATTGTAGTATATCCTTCACCAGATAATGTCTCAGTTTTACAATACAAAGATCAAGCTGGTAATTGTTTCCAATACAAACAAACCAAGGTAAGTTGTCCTAAAGATTCCAGTTTAATATCGAAAACACCAATTCAATCAAACCAAGCATCGGACCCTTAAAATCTATTTGTAATACATAAAAGGGCATGTTCGATACAAAACGATTAAATACTCCTACTGGACGTTTTTTCATTTCTCTCCTATTGGGTCTTGGATTGGCCACTTTATTTAGGCAAGTTTGTGCAGATGGGTCTTGTATAGAATTCAATGGACCCGTCATTCAAGAAATCGACGGGAAAACCTATCAGTTCGGTGAATTTTGTTATCAATATGAAATGATGCCTTCCAAATGTGACCCGCTAAAGAAAACAATAAACATCTAAATTCACACATTCGTTTTTTGAGACATCTTTAGATATTTTTCACTATATAAAGATGATGAGCAACGATACAACTCGTATTGCAGATCTGCCGGAGAATATTACCATGCAAATGAATCCAACAAATCGTGGTGATGGAATTAATACTTCCTACAGTCCCATGGATATACATCCCAATCCCTATGGACATCCTCCGCCTTCTGTTCCCAATATGCCTACACCATCCAGTAACAATAATCAACCTTTACCACCCACTCAAATGCAACAATTACCTCCACAACAACAACAACAATATATCCCAAATAATGCACCTTCATTAGCACCTCAATTAGCACCCCCAAATATACAATCACTTCCTGCACGTGATATTCCCCAAGAACAATCTGCACTAACCCAAGATCCACAAATCAAACCCAATTATGTTCCTCCTGTATCAGAAAGTGTTCAGAAAACTGCAGAGTATATGAAACAATACGATAGTTTAAATGAGCAAAAAATCAAGTCTCATCATGAACAAAAAGCAAAGGAGGCAGCAGTAGATGACTGGATGGATAAATTGCAACTTCCAGTATTAGTTGGTCTACTGTTTTTCATCTTTCAAATGCCGATTATAGATACCATGATTTTCCAGAAACTCGCTTTCTTGTCCATTTATCAACCTGATGGTAATTTCAATACAAATGGGTTGATATTTAGAAGTCTTTTATTTGGTCTATGTTTCATGGCCTTGCAAACCATTCGACAAATGGGCGACTTTTCTACTGCTCTTTTCTAAATAAAAAGTCACGATATTGCATGACAAATTTATCTGGAATTCGCTGTTTTGTAAAATAAGTTAATATTTCTTTCAAACTCATTTGATAACCTCCTTGTTGTAATACTGTAGATGAATTCGTATTGTGATTCGCAAGAATATCGATTTTACGTAACAATAGTGCAATAATAAAATATAAACAATACATGCCACATTCACTTTTCCCTTTTTGGTGAATATGATGGTTTTGGATGTATTTCATTTTCCTACCAAATAAAGTTTTTGCCTGAGAACGAACCATGTCTCGAAATCGGGTCATTGCATTTAGCATATTATTTCCACCACTATTGAAGTAAATAATGAAATTATCATCTAAATCAATGAAAAAAGCCGTCCAATGGGAACCACTTTTTCCATATTTGTCTTCATTAAATACAACACCAATCTTGCGAACATTATTTCTGTATTCTTGTTCTAAATTGAGATTTTTTACTTTATTGCACACGTAGGTATAGGTCCCCAATTGAGTATCGAAATCCAATGGAGTAGGTCCCAAAAACCGAAAAGACGAATATGCTTCCTCGTATTGGTTTAAAACCCGTTGGATATCCAGGTTTGTTAACCATTGATTGGGGTTACTATTCCATATACTTGGTTGGACTGGACGATACAATTTATTTTTGAATCTAACTTTCGTGTTTTCGGGTAAATTGAGAGAATCCATCCAACATAAATCATTTTTACAAGTTGTATATTTATTCATTTTATTTTGAAGAGTGTTCCATCCAGTTGTAGTATTCTCGTATGGCTGGATCGGGTCGTGGCTATATTTTCCATTATATCCATCTACCAAGGTTTTCAAATTATCTTTAGTAAAACATGAATTCTTGGACAATCTTGATTTATTGGCATATGGACTACAGTAGGATTGAGCAGTAGAAATAGATTTAGGCGTTTTTATCCTATTCTTCTTTCGAATTGTTTTGCCACCATGTTGATATTTCTTTCGTTCTCTCGGTTTCCTTTTTGTTTTACGGTATTTAGAATACTTCGATTTCATATAAATAGAGAGAAAAACAGTAGTTATAGATTTGATTATATATACTGTTGTTATACTTTTTACTTCTGTTGTTGCGATTTGAAAACCTTTTGCATTTTCCAAAATTCAATCGGATTCTTTGGTTCTACTCGAAGTGAATCATCACATTGACTAAATAAAGTTTCATCTTCGTCATAATCATCATTGTTGTAAATGGTTTTATTTTTACTGTCATTATCATTATCATTGTCACTACTACTGTCTTCATTTTGTTTTAATTTACGAGATTCAATTGTAGACATACAATCCGTGACGAATTTATGAAAGACTTCTTTTTTTGTAGTTGATGTAAATGCCTCTGGATCGTAAATGTATTCGGAAAACAGTTCCAATAATTCATCATGATGTGTTCTCCATTTTTGAAAAGTCTTTTGTGTGGATTCAAAAGATTCGGGATCCTTTTTTGCTAAATACTTTTGATATGAATTTCTATTGACAAAACATTGTAGAGTAATTTTATCTACATCAAAAGAGGATGTCAATGATGTCATGAAGCCTTTCTCTCTATGAAACTTCAATATCTTTTAATATATTTTCTACAACCATCGTCCTCAAACTATTTATTTGGGTTATGTATATAGAAGAACTATTTTTATGACAACAACTTTAGGAGGAACTAAATTAGGTGGAGGTTTCAATGGAATCTCTCCAAAACAAACTGTATTGAACTACAAAGATGGTGAACAAGCCATGACCAGACGATTATTACGCAGTGCATGGAACACGAAACAAGCTGCAAAAAAGATTAATGGACTTGACCGAAATATTACTCCCTTTAGAGCAGTAAACAATAGTGGAGATTACTTGGCCAGACAAAATTATGTATGTGGAGGACCAAATCCGACTCATCGATCACGTGGTGGAATTCGCCATCGATTCGGTTCTATTATTTCCAATTGTGACGATACCAACATAGAGGCTGCCAATACCAATGTCAAGTATGTTCCTGATTCCAGTGACTACATTCGATACAAAAAACAGAATGCCATGAACAACAACTATAATGATAACTCTTTTGGTGGATATAACAATAGTGCCTATACCAACATTATGGCCATTCGCCGTTAATTGCCATTTCGATAAACTTTAGCCATTTCTTTGCAATAAAAAAGTTTTTGTTTTTGAAAAACTTTTTTTGAATGCTATTTAATTGTTAACAATAATGACTTGCTAATTATTCTACTGTATTCTGGTTTTTATTTAGATTTAGATTTAGATTTAGATTTAGACTTTTTTTCTGACTACTTTTTTGACAACTTTGGCAGGAGCTGCTGCTGGTTCTGCTGGGGTGGTTGCATCTTCTTTAGCAACTGTTTTCTTGACAACACTCTTTTTGACTACTTTTTTCACTGGCTCAGGTTCTGGCTCTGTCTCAGGCTCTGGTTGTTGTTCTTCTTCTTTTTGTTCTTCTTCTTCGTCGTCATCACTATTGGCCATGTATGTTGGTTCTGGTTCTTCTTTTTTGATTTCTACGACTGGTTCTTTAGGCATTTCTTCTACGACTTCTTCAGTAGTTACTGTTTCTGGAACTGTAGTAGTAACAGGACTGGCTTTAGGCTGACCAAGGTCTAACTGTAGGAATCCATCATTTTGTTCCATTTCCTTTGGCTTTACTGCACATTGCTTCAATGCCCAAGTGATTCCCCATCCTTTAGCACCGACCCATATGTATTTGCACTCAATACCGCAAATTACATCGGAACCTTTAGCAACAAAATCAGCAGGTGTTTTGTCTTCATCTTCACTGGGGAATACTTTTTCCTTTGAATCAATGTCAAAGACTTCGACATCCCATTTATTATCATAGCAGTTTACTTTAGGCGAAAAGTAGTGACCTTTGCTTGGGTCTGCTTCACGTGTTTCCTTGTTTTTACCAACCTTTAGGAAAGGAGTATACCTGTCTTCTACAAGTTCACGTCCAAGTTTCTTTCCAAGCCATGCCTCTGAGTTGATGACTGCATCGTCGATAACTTTTTGCTCAAAGGCAATTAGCTTTTCGAGTGCATCATTTGATTCTGGAGTGCCATTTGAATTGAAGTGTAATTTAATCTTGAACTTACCATCGGATTCTTGTGTTTGTTGGTCGACATAGTCTTCTATACCCCAACATTTGGTAGCAGGCACTTGAATATGTAATTTTTTATTGCGTTGTTGGCTGATTATTGATATCATTTTGAGTCCGCGGTCGCTTACTCTTGGTTGCATATAACGATTGGCATTTACATCCCATTCAGATGTCTTGATGTATTTGAAGGCGTTAGAGGATTGCATTTTTGATTGATTGATAGTTTGTTTGCTTTGAAAATAGTATACGATTCGAGATGTTGTTTTGCTTTTGGCTTGTTGTATGATTAAATTAGTCTAATTTCTTTAATTCAATTTTTCAAAAGACTTAATAACTTCTCGATTTTAGGGACTTAAATGAGAGGGGGGATGAAATCCCCCCTACCCCCCCCCCTATAAAATGATGATGATGTATCCACTTAAATTCCCCTATAAAATGATGATGATGTATCCCCCTACCCCCCCCCTATAAAATGATGATGATACATCCACTTAAATTCCCCTATAATAGAATGGGCGAGCGAAGCGAGCCCATAGAGATGATTATTTAGGATGATTCTTTAGGATGATTCTTTAGAGGGATTCATTATGACTCCTCCTACAGTAGAGAAAATGGGGAAAAAAATTGAAATCACGTTCACTACACGAATCATATATACATACAATTCATAAGAGCAGTAGCATAAATTAATTACAATCTCTATATTCTCTCCAAAAATGAATTCGTCTTCATGTCCTATTTGTTTCGAAGAAATGGATTCCACTACGAATGCTTTACAAACATCATGTGATCATCGTTTTCATACAAAATGTTTTCTACAGCACACTAAACTAAATGGGTATACATGTCCTTACTGTAGAAATGAATTACTTGATTCTACAGTAAAAGAACATGAAGTAGAAGCAGTAGAAGATACTTCTTATACTCTTTACCACCATGATGACAATATCAGTATAGACGAAAATGCCATTGTAGTATACGAACCTGATATTTCCCCTGATGATTATTCTCTCCATCCTTTTCGTTGGATGATGCAACAATACAATAACATGGATGATGAATCTGAAAACGAGGTAGATACTTCTCTAAATCTGATTTATAATGCACATGACCATATTATCCGAGAGTGTAATATTATCCAAGAAGAAAACTCATCCACGCTAAATCTATTTATGAAAATGATCAAAAATAAAGTGTCCTACCGAGATTTATTGGCCGCCTATTTATATCATACATGCATAGACTATCGCTACTGTAGAATATCCGAACAATCCAATGCCAAACTGAGTAAAACTGTAGAAAATATTCATGAAAAAATACTATTTTCGAGTGCAACAATAGAACATTGACTTACTGACCCCCATTATTTTACCACTCTGTTTCTACAGTTGTAATGCAATTTCCATATTCAATTTCAATAAATATATTTATCAAATTATGAACTTAAAGCAAGCACCTTAAGAATAGTATAATCACAATGGTGAAAGCAACTACATCTTCCGTATCCGTCCCCGAAACCGCATCAAAAGCAAAGAAAGCAACCAAGAAGGAAACCACTGCACCAGTCGCAGATGCTCCTAAGGTTGAAGCAACAGAGGCACCTGCCGATAAGGCCGATGTTTCAACTGAAATCAATGACGAGCTTGCTGAATTAATGAAACTTATGCAAGAACGTTCATCCCTTGATACTCAAATCAAGGCCAGAGTCAAGAACATCGAAAAGAAGGTCGCACGTATGTCAAGACTTCTTAAGAACAGTTCCAAGAAAAGAAAGAACGCCAACAGTAACAAGGTCTCTGGTTTCGAGAAACCCACTCCAATTAGTGACGAGCTTGCCAAATTCGTTGGTGAGCCCAATGGAACCCTTATGGCCAGAACCGCCATCAGTAAGAAAATCCACGAATACGTCAAGTCCAACAATCTTCAAGATTCCAAGAACAGAAGAATCATTGTCCCTGATGCCAAGCTTAAGAAACTTTTAAAGACTGGCCCCAATGATACTCTTAGTTACTTCAACCTTCAAAGATTCCTTAAGGTTCACTTCAAAAAGTAAATAAACCAATAAACCAATAAACCAATAAACCAATAAACCAATAAACCAATAAACCAATAAACGAAAATAAAAATCACAAAATGACCAAAACAATAGAAAAAATATACCTCCCCCAGATAACTTCCTTTTTTTAACTTTTAAACTATAGTCAAACTTGATTTTTCACTATAGTTTTTTTATTCAATTAACCCATTTCACTTCCTTCATTTGATATCCAGTATTTTTCGCCAAGCCATCTACTGTTGATATTTTACCATGTTTACCATACTGATATTGTTCCAATTTCGACAAGTATTTACGTATAGTTCGTATTGGAAGAATGATTTCACTTTCTCCAATTTGATAGTCATTATTACTCTTGATATTTTGAACTTGTTCTGGGTGAAATGTCACCTGAAATATACGGGGATTGCGTATTAATTCATCCGAAAATCGCGTGTAGTAGATAGTCTGATTACTCTCTCCTGATAATAAATGATTCAATGGTAATTGCACTTTACAGGGATCATTTGATTCTTCATTTGATTGGGTTCGTAAACAAAGGGGCATACCAAAATCCACAACTCCTTGATTTAACATCGATTCTTGTAAAACAACCAATGTTGATACATCAATTTCACTGAACTCAAAAACTTGTTCCCCCAATGTCATCAAATGTTTCATGACATTTTGACGCTTCTTATTATAACTCGTATTGGGACTCTTACATATTTTATACAGTTTCTGACTAATTGGTTGATATTTCTGTAGAGATAATAATATGCGAAACGTGGTTCGGAAATTCGTGTAAAATAAATATTCCATTTCAATATTCTTATACGATAAGTCTTCTACTGTATTACTGACACTATTTTTTCCTATTATACTATCCGCCTCAATTGTATTTCCTGTATTGAGAAATGGTAATTTCACATCTGCAACCTCTTCTTTTCCGATTGGTGGGTCTACCAATACCAATTGATTCGTCTCTGTAATAATTCCAATCACCATACCATTTTCTACTGCACTGTAAATCGGTTTACACGGTAGATTCCATTCTACCATTGACTGTAGAAAATGATATGTTTCATGAAAGGATTGCCATTTTACGTCATCTAACCATACTGATTCCACTGTGACCCGAGTATTCACCAATGTTGATGGATAACACGGTAGAAAATATACATTTTTCTTACTGGAGGGATTTACTAATACTCCTACTATTTTACCTTGATGATTCATCACCATAGATTCATATATTGTTTTCACAATAGGTAACATCTTTTGAATCGATATATTTTGCTTTATTGTTTGCTTCTTTGAAAAGGTTCGACTAATACATTTCTCATCTACCATACTGAAAATCGGAGAGAAGAAATGTTCCAATTCTTTGTAGTGATGCAATATTCTCGATGTGCTTTTCACCCCAATATTGTTTTCCATTATTCTTTCCCGATAAAAATTCACAATGGGCTGATATGAACCATTTTGCAGTAGAAGTATTAAATTCGGTCTATTTTTATCATAATATCCATACTGATGACTATTTGTCGGGCAAATCACATTGATTTTCGACCGAACATCGTCCTCTTGTAATTCCAAAATTACTATATTGATTCCATTCTTAAACAATTTCTGATTTGGCGCACTGATTATATCCCACATAAAACTATGGTCTATTAAAACATCTGGATCATTGATATATTTTTTGAATTCCTCGAATGCTTGAATTGCTGTTCGTAGAAAATGCTCTTGTGTTTCTTGCTGTAGGTCCAGATTTTTATACAATACACTATTGCGATAATCTTTTATATTTACTGTGGTTGGTTTCTTTGGTGTAAATCGAGATACCAATACTGCATTTTGTGCTTTAACAAACAAATCCAATGTCATTGATTCAATCAAGACTTTTTTGAAATCATTTACACGCACGATGACCTCTGTATTTTGTTCCGAATTCCATGCTACTGCTATACAAGACAAAAATGTCTGATTCTTGGACACCTCCACTCCTTTTCGCAAATAGACATGGCATTTGTTTTTTAACTTACTGTTTAATTCGAGACATTTTCGGTAGTCAATTTTCATCATCGATTGAACTACAACTGGCACCAAGGCAAGACGGCCTTCCAACATTGCTCGATTCTTTGTTTCCATATTGAGCACAAACAAATCCTTTTGATTCTTTTTGATTAATTCATCTGGATCATTATATTCAGATTTAGCATCTCCATAAGCTTTACTATTACATTGCTTACGGGTTTCCATCTGCTTATTACCCGATACTTTAAAACAACAAGGAATACAAGGAGTGTCTTTCGATTTCATGAAATTCGGATATTGAAATTTCGTTTCACCATTTTCTTCTTCTCCTCTATAAAAAACATGTTCGTCTTCTTTGGGATTACTTGGGTCGGTTATAATTTTACCACAGACTCCTTGGTCGACCTCTTCTTTTGTTAACACACCTTCTTGACCTGGTTTGGAACACCAATATTTAGGACATATATAATATAATTGGTCTTTATTCTTATCTTCTCCAAATTCCAAAATTTGTTCTTGATTGTAGGGTTCGACGGAAGAATTCTTAAACTTTTCTTCCATTTCTTCTTTTTCCTTCTTGGTTAAAATAACAGGTTGTCTCTTCTGATGTTCAATATTGAAACACTTTTTATTGTAATTTTTTATAGTTTGTTCAAACAGTGGATAGCGTTCAATCATGCGATTTTCAAAATGCGGCACCTTTGAATTCGAACGTATACGTTTCTTTCTTTGTAGTGTTCCACCCCACATTTCATCATCATCTTCCACTTTATTTTCTTCCTCTACTTTCGTTTCCTCTTCCACTTTCGTTTCCTCTTTTTGGTTTTCCTCCTCATCTCCGTCTTCCGACTCTTCATCTGAAGAGGATTCATACTGTAGAATATCATCGTCGTCATCATCATCATCGTCGTCCTTATTATTTTCTTCTACAACATCTTCTTCTTTTTCATTCTTTTCTAAAAATTGATTCGCCTTTTCGTTTTCATCGTCTTCATCATCTTCATCATTATCATCTTCCTCTACATCATTTTCCATCATATTGTCGTCGTCATCTACTGTAGAACTATGTAATTGTTTCATGGGAACAAATTCGGATTCAGTCATGATATCATTATTCCAAATGGACATCCATTTTTCTGGAATATTCTCTCCACGCAGTAGACGAATGATACTTTCCATATAGACTTGAATAAAATCCAAATACCACATTTTGTCTATTTTTTGAATTGTAATTAAGCATCGATTGTCAAATGAAGATTGTGTCAAGTTCACAGGAAATCCACTACTCATATACGTTCTCATTTTACGTTTGGTGGAAACACCATGAATACCTCTGTATTTAGACATATAAGATACAATCATACTGTGCAATTCTTGATTACTCCTATCTTGATAAACAAGTCTCAATCTTGAATGTAATGTTTTGGTATTGGGATCAATTCGTAGTAGATTCGATATATATTCTTCTGATTCATTCAATTCTTGATAATGTTCGATTCGTTTGTATCGATAATTTTTCCCTGTCTTATTTGAATAGGTAGATATACGCTCCTCATCAAACAAAAACCGTAAACACGAATAATCAGTCAAGTCTATTTTTTTGTTTGTGAGAAAACCAATATGATATTCCAGATTGTAAATACGAACAAAGCTGTCATATAATGATGTTAATTGCACGATTTCGTATCCCACTTTTGTCAAAAACCATTGGAAATCCTGTAGAAGAGTATTGGCGAATTTCACAAACCACGCATCAAATTCATTCTTTACCATTGGTTGCTTGCATTTTCCTTCAAAATGAATGGTTCCATCTTGATATAATATCACTTCTATGTAATCCTTACGATTTTTAATGGGTCGTTGGTCTTGTATATATAAGGATATATACGATTTCCGCATTTTTCTACTATTGTTATATTTCGTCAACGATTCTATTATTTTTGGATTCATGTATGGAATTTTCTTTCCATTTACTGTAGAAGAATCGGAATACAATCTCACATTGATATCCTCCGAAGAACGATAAAACAAAATAAAAGGAATATGTTCTTTTGCATGAATATTTTGAAAGATGGTTTCTAAATTCGCATTGAGAGAAAGCAAGGTTTGTTCACTTTCTAATCCTATACTAAAATGATCGACACCATGTTCAGTATATACAAATTGATCTTGTCTATCGTGAAATACACCGTATAATAGATCCATATTATGGAACGTCTTTTCCAATCTTGATAAATGTTTTACGGTTTGTTCTCTCAGAGTATCCATTTCATTTTCCAATTGCGGTAGGTTAATAATATTTCTCTCAAATAAATACGGATAATATAAATACACAAGTGGTTTCGATAGTTTACTTGAATTCTGTAAAATGTCTCGTGCACATACTACATAAATGGTGCCTTCATCTACAGTTCCATATTGGATTAACAATTCGTCGTCCTTTGGTATGGAACGATTCATCTCCATAACTGATTCCGTAATGAGAGAAGAATCTAAATCAATAGGGTTTGCACAATACGATTCATTATTTTTTAAGATTTCTGTTCTTTTTCCTAAAATAGATGATTGCGTTCGGATCCCAATTGGCTTCTTTTGTTTCAATCTTCGATTTTGAGAGAAAAATGGAAATTTCAGTATTTCCTCGTATGACCATTTCTTCTTTGCATTTGCCGATTTCATTTCATAAGAACCAAACATTTCTTCTACTGTAACAATATCAGGTTGTTCCAGTATTAGAGTTTTAAACCATTGTTTTATTCTCGGTTTGGTCAAAGGAATTGTATCTTGAAGTGTCATATCTTGATACCATTGAAATGCGTCGAAAGTTCTCTCAATTACAGAAAATAAATACAATTCTTCGAAATTGATTTCATTATAATCTTCTAAAGTTTGTAATCCTTTTAAAATTTTATATTTTATAGTCTGGACTGTATCATCATAACATAACAGTAAAGGCACTTTATTTTCATCCAGTATTGTAAATGTCAATTGGTGTTTCGTATTTCCTTTATTGTCTAAAATAATAATATTACTGGGATTATTCATTATTGATATAGTATATTATATCAATATTTTTTTAATTCTTTATTTACCTTCATTTATCATTCCTTCGGTTTGTAAAATCTATCCCAAAGACGATTTTTTTGACTTATTCCTAATTGGTTTATCATATCAGTAGTTGACACTCCTTTGTATTTTACACTTACAGTAATTGGAGTGCCTCCATTATCTTCTACATCCAGTTTCATCATTTTTTGACGCAATGATCGCATATCCACCTTTGTCGTTTTCAACATTTTATCGAAATGATGCTCAATGTTTTCATTATTATTCTTCATGGCACTACCAACTCTTTCTACTGTTTTTTGATACTCCCGTCGTAAAGTGGTTCTTGGGACTTCAAATTGTTTTGAAACACCGTAAATGGAAAATGAACCTTGTTGTTTACGTGCTTCTATACAATAATTTACTGCATTAGTCAGTCTCGTTTTTTTAATGGTTGGAGGTGTTTCTACAATATTTATTTTTCTCTTTTGCGTCTGAGGAGTTTCGTCTGCTTTGGTCTTTTGCTCTTCTAATTCACTTTGCTCTTCTAATTCACTTTGCTCTTCTTCTTCTATTTCACTTTGCTCTTCTAATTCACTTTCTTCTTCTAATTCACTTTCTTCTTCTAATTCACTTTGCTCTTCTAATTCACTTTGCTCTTCTACTTCTACAACATCTACCACTTCTTCTTCAAAGTTTTGGTCGTGCAAGTTTTTAACCATAGTAGCGATTGTAGAGGCTTGCTTTTTTTTGAGACTTAACTCTTTGCTACTGAGTAATGCTTCTTTCAAATCATTTTGAAGTTCTTCTAATTCTTCTTGCTTCTCTTTTATATTCTCTCGAATTTTTCTGATAGTAGATTCAACTACTGCAATATTTCCATTGATTGTATTCAACTCATTTGCCAATACATCATAGCCAAACTTTACACTATTTTCGATGTGAGCTACTTTTTTCTGCTGCATCCTTGGTTTCTTCATCGCTGTAAAACGTAGCGAACGATTGAATTGGCTGTAATGTTTCCTGCAATTTTGAAAGAACCTGCAATAAAAAGAGATTTCGTATCAATGTTCAATACTTTACACACTCCATTCAATCCAATATTGTCACTTCCTTCATCTTCTTTTGGAATTCTGCATCGTGGAAAATGATTATCTAATGCTTGCCATTTTTGGCAATAGGGATTATATATGGCAATATGATTTACCATTACATTGTTCTCATAAGTAGAGGTAAAGTTACCTCCCACATAGAGGTGGTTGTGTATGGTATCGAAACATAACGAATGCACTACATTGTTCACTCCCTCATTCATATTGTCCCACTTCTGATGCTCTAAATAATATTTAGCCACGTGGTGGGCGTTGATGGAATTCTCTCTGTCCCCTACACTGGTAAACGTTCCACCCACATAAACGGCTTTTTCTTTCGGGTCATACGCAAGGGCATTACAGTAGCCCTGTAACCCTCCGCTTAATCCGGACCAGGTCTTTAACTCAAGGTCATATTTGGCTACATAAGATACATGGATATCACTATTGCCCGCATGGGTAAATAGACCCCCTAATAGCAATTGGTCATCCACTTTTAGTAGTGTTCGGCACGGCCCATTGATTTCACCATTGTAGAGACCACTCCATGTATTGGTGGCCAGGTCATAGATACCCACATAATGCAATGGCGTAGACCCAGTTTGGGTAAAGGTCCCACCTGCATACAGCTTCTCATTTATTTCATCGAAATACAAGGTATTGCAGTCACGATTTAACCCTTCGCCCAATGGAACCCATCGCTTTTGTAATACATAGTAGGCCGCTATATTATGACACGCCACTTGGCTCTCTCCTTTTCCTGCTTTTGTGAAGACCCCTCCCACAAATACAATTTGAGATTGTTCATGGACTGCTATACAAGTTGCCAATCCGGGTATTCCATCTCCTACATGATTCCATCCTTTGAATCGCATATCGTAAAATGCTATATTTTCTATGGGCACACGATTTACATGTTTAAAATGTCCTACAATATACACTCTTCGGTTTCTCTTATCCATACAAATATCCAATACACTCCCTTTTTCAATTCCACTTCCCATACGAATCCATTTTCTACTACTGCGAAACTCGGAACGCATTTCGTTTTCAAATAGTATTTTATCCTCTTTACCATACACATTACCCATATCAAAAGTGGGCCCTGATGATGGTGATGTCATTAAAGCATTGTTCTCTACAGTAGTAGAATCAGTCTCATTTATTGTAGGAAGACTCGTTTTTGATTGTTCCAACAATGGATTCTTCATATTGGGCATGTGATCAATTTGATGTTGTATTACTGGTGCCTGAAACAATCCCCTTTCTTGAGCATCATAGTCATAAACTTCATCATATTGGATGTCTAAATTAACAGACTTTGTATCATCCATGGAAAAATACTCCTTGCCTCCAGCATAATCGTAGTCAGTCAATCGCATTACAATTCGAGCCACTGCTGGTTCGATCCATTCTTCGAATCGAGTTTTAGGTGCATCATTGTCCTCTTGTTTTAAATTTTCATTTACTGCCACTTCTTCGCTAAACTTCTTTTCCCAAAAGTTTTCAACCAACTCTTCAATTGTATTTTTTGTGGGTGTTTCCTCCAATTTAGAATTGACATAGGATTCTACAATTGTTTTTGGATCGGCTAAAGCCTTTAGGCATTTTTCTACTGCATCGATTTTTGCTTGTAAAACAGATTTTCCTTTTTCTACTAAAGATTCGATCTCCTCGGAAGACAAAACTTTAGGAGGAATTTTCTGATCTACTTTTTCATTGACTAAAGATTCGATCTCCTCGGAAGACAAAACTTTAGGAGGAATTTTCTGATCCACTTTTTGATTTACTTTTTCATTGACTAAAGATTCGATCTCCTCGGATGACAAAACTTTAGGAGGAATTTTCTGATCCACTTTTTGATTGACTAAAGATTCGACCTCTTCGGATGACAAAACTTTAGGAGGAATTTTCTGATCTACTTTTTGATTGACTAAAGATTCGATCTCTTCGGATGACAAAACTTTAGGAGGAATTTTCTGATCCACTTTTTGATTTACTTTTTCATTGACTAAAGATTCCATCATCGGAGAGAAAAGTTTAGGCATATTTTGATGAATCCATTTTTCCACTTCCACTAAAGATAATCCTTTAGGCATTTTTTCTCTCAAAATGGATTCGACTTCTTGATATGACAATCCTTTAGGCAAAGAATCTTTCAATGACTTTTCTACAATTGTTTTCACTTCTTTGGGTGTAGTAATTTTAGACACCTTTTGTTGAATATATTCTTGAATCCATTGCTTCACTTCTTCAGGATTGGAAGTCTGAGAAGGTTTAGCTAAATGGATCACATCATTTGAACGAGTTTTTACTTTTGATGTAGTAGCAGTAGAATGGTATTTAGGTGTTTTATTTACAGTCTCTACAAAACGCATTTGGTTTGCATTTTGTTTTAAACCAAACTTAACTGGTTCTTTTTCAACTGGTATAACAGCAGGTTTTAGTAATTCTCGGTTAATGGTATCCGATCTCTTCTTCTTGATACCATTTACACGAGGTTGATATACTAAAACACCATTTGTTTTAGGTTTATTATCATTACTATTATCCTGATTATCACCACCATTACCACCAGTAACAACTAATACATCTTTCTTTCTTTTCGGTGGATTTCTATTGGTAAATAACATAGGTTATATACTAACATGGGATTTAGTCAGAGGACCACCCTAAAGATGGGGGATATATCCCCCATACCCCCTTTTCCACGTGGGAGCTCTTGGATGATTTAAAATATATTTTCTACAGTAGAAACAATATTTTATGACAATTATTAAATTACTCCAATGGGCTCGCTTCGCTCGCCCCTACGTGAAACAGGGGGTATGGGGATGTATCCCCCACCCCCAGTTTATAAATCATAGTATGGATTATCTTGTATTTGCATTGAACAATATTCTTTCGGCTCTTTATTGTAATCTCTCGGTTGATGAATATTGGCTTCTTTTGCATTTTCCAGTAGGAACTTAAAGTTCTCCCAGAATTCGGTTTTATGTCCTACTGATTCGGTTGCAACATGAGACAACTCATGGATGGCCACAAAGGTCAATGTATGTTCATCGATTAATGTGTCTTCCCCTTTATTTTTCTTTGGACTTAAACAAAAGGCAATCTTCTCTCCTTTGTTTTCACTATATGCCGTATAAGAACTGGTCGGCAATGTTTCCATAATTTTCTTCGGGTTAAACCCAGATACCAATCGTTTGGTTCTATCATCATCAGGATGTTTTGTTTCCATGTAATTCACCAACTCTTTACATTTGGTAGTCACTTTGGCCAATAAATCCGCCGCTTCTTGGACCTGGTTTCTATCCCGAACGCAATATTGATTTCCATCTACTGACGATACAACACATTTCAATTGTAATGCATCACTATTTTGATAATAGTAAAAGATACATATTGCTACTACAAATACAACAATTACGATTACAATCCAATCATCCATTACTAATATTTTTCTATTGTTCTATACTATTGTTCTCGAAAAAGAATTCCTCCTAAAGTGATTCGAGTCGTCGAAGATTCTTTCGGGTTTTCCGACCTTTAGGCATTTTTTCACATATTTGCTTCAACACTTTTAACGAAGGTGGTTTACTGGATAAAACTGAGACAACCATATTTTTCACTTGAAAGTATTCTCGTATTGCATAATTTACCTGTTCAAGTGTAATAGACTCATAATAGGCCTTATATTGGTCTTGATAAGTGACAAATTGTTGTTTTCTATTATGAGTCGATTCTTTACTATCATTATGATGAATCAAATACATTTCACCATTGTATTTAGAGATTTTCCCAATATCTTCCATATCGATTTTGAGAGAACTCAATAAACGTTCTTTGCCAATGGACAATTCCTTTTCAGTGACTCCCTTATTATACAATTTGTGGAATATTTTCATGATCAAAGGAATGACACCTAGCTTTTTCCCTTTACTGTTCTTTAGCATATATTTCGGATCACATTCGGTTTGAATGGAAAAATATCCAGTATATTCACTACATTCTACTACTGAATTCACATTGTAAACAAGACTCTCTTGTTGTCGTAATGCCTCAAATAATCGACCACCCATACCGTTCAGAATATGAGATAGTAGGACGAAAATATGTTGTTTATCGGAATAGTGACTTACTGTGCGGTAACCAATAATAATCTGACTATTGGCCAAAGATAAATCTTCCGTGACTACATATTCGATTTTGGATTGATAAGATAAATCATTCCATGGTTTAGATGCATTTTGGGGTTTTCTTACAGTAGAAATCGGTTGTTTAACAAATCGTGTTGTTCGTAATGCATTGTGCCAAAATGAACCTGATTTGTTGGATACTATACTCATGACCATATTCGATGGCACGTAAAACCATTTATACCATTGCACCAAAGTCTTGTAGTCAATCTTTTCATTGGCTTCTTGGTAACGAATACTATCAATGGGTTCTTCAAAAGAGGAGTGTTGATAAATTTTTGATTCAAATGCTTCTTCAACGCGATTTGTTTCATCATCCATTGAACGTCTGTTTTCCTCCATAATGACAGCCCTTTCTTTTTGTATTCGACTGGGCGATAAATCCGTGTCATACAACATACTACTAAATAAAGACAGGATTTCTTTACTGTAATCATCTGGACATTTTACATAAAAACATGTATACCTCTTCGTCGTATATGCGTTTATTTGTGTTCCCATTTTATCGTATTGTTCGTAGAGTTTAGCAATACTTTTATATTGCGAGCTTTGAAATATTAAATGTTCTAAATAATGTGCAATGCCTCTTAATTGATCGGTTTCATTCGATGACCCAACATTGCAAAATATATATATGGAACATAATGGCAATCTGTGCATACTTTTTTGATGTATCATCTTAAAACCATTTGAATAATCAAATGATTCTAAATTCATTTAATTATACAATATTGAGAGAGATTATCTTTGGGGGATATATCCCCCATACCCCCTGTTCCACGTGGGGCGAGCGAAGCGAGTGGGGGATATATCCCCCATACCCCCTGTTCCACGTGGGCGAGCGAAGCGAGCCCATTAGAGTAATTGAATAATTGTCCAAAATATGATTTCTACTGTAGAAAATATATTTTATTACGACTACGATTTCCCCCTTTCTAAATGAAAATGGCAATTAGGCAGACTTACATCCTACTTCTAAAGGAACACGCATTAAATCTGGCTCGATTGTGCTTTGGTTCCATGGACCACTATCACTTTTTTGAATGACTGGGTCGGAACGTAGCTGTAGATTGGCGTTTTTCATGGTTTGTCCAATTGTGTCTAAACCAATATGGTATCCTGCCGATAGAAGGTCAGGGATTTGAGGATTGCTTTGACTAACTGGATTCAAAGATGCCCATTGACTATTGGCATCGTTGGGAAGCAATTGAGCAGGATTGGCTACATCTTGGGTGCTGTATCCTTCGAAACCTTCTTTATTACTCATCTCCTCTTTGTCTTTCTTGGTTTCACTACCTGTTACTGCATTTACGACATCTTTTACTGCTTCTTTTGCTTCGCCAACTAAAGGTTCTTTGGTATCCATATTATCAATTACAGTGACTTTTCCTGCAGTATAATACATCAAAACAACGGCTAAAACAATAAATCCGACTATGATTAATAGTCTATCTTTGGTGAAAAATTTACTTAATCCTGAAGTGAAATCTGATAAAATTCCTGACATTGAATTGTATATAAACGCCAGATAAAATTATTTACTGGATTTCGGTCTAAATACTAACTAAATAATTTGACTAAAAAGGAGAAAAATATTTTTTTATTTGGAATCGGGTATTTGTTCCAAGGATTCCATTTCTTTGTCTAAAATATCTTCTTCGTCATCATCTTCATCACTATCGGATTGATCATTCAAATGGCTATATCGAATTTTTTTCGCTTCCAAATAATGAGAAATCGCTAAATCTCGTGCAGCCCGTGCTTTTCTTTTGGCTTCTTTATACATGGTAAAATATACATGATTTCGTTTTTTCAAAGTAATGGTTTCACTTTCCTCTTCTTCTGTAGGAAGGCCTATATTTATTTCATCGACACCCTCTAATTTTTTTGCTAAAGTATTTTCCTCAGATTCTACAGATTCTACATCATTTTCCTCTGTGGATACGAATTCCGTTATATCTGGTTTTTCTTCTACTGTTCTCTCTACTTCAGGTTCTTGTTCTTCTTGTTCGTCAATCACCACCATGTTGTTTTCTTGGTTTTCTTGTATTGGTTCTTCCTCTTGGTCCTCTTGTATTGCTACATCTTCTTGTTCTTGTTCTTGTTCTTCTTCTTCTTGAATCACTTCTGGTTCGCTTACAACCACAGGTTCTTCTACAGGTTTGGTTTCCACAATAGGGGAATTCTTAATAGCGGTTTTTTTGCTAAATAAACATGTCTCAAATAAATCAACAGGCTTGAGGACCATCATTTGTTTTACTTCCATATCCAATTGAAATGTTCTTGATGAGCATCGTATTCCTTGGATTTCTAAAATGGTTAATAATGAGCTACTGTCTCGAATTTCTTCTAAAGGAACTTCTTGTTCACTTTCATCGAAAATCTTCAAACTGCATTTTCCTAAACGTGTTGGAATATTTACCCGAACACTATGGAATTTACCCGATTTGTATAATTTACTAATGGGAGTAAATGAATCTTCTATTATTGGTTCAGTGAGAGAAGAATCAAACCATTTCTCTCTAAAATGAAACAATTGGTTTTTACAAAAAGTCTCTAAAGATTCCATAAATTCATTGAAGGGTTCATCTTCATGGCGAAACAATAAATCGGTATACATTTTTTTACCCGATTTCAGGATACCTTGTTTGGTTGCACATTTAGGAGGTTGAATATAAAATGGGTTTTGTCTTTGCAAAATACGAATAAAGTAATTTCCACCACCTAAAGATGTAGGGGATATACAAGATAAACGAGAGAACTCAAAAGATGGGGTTGGTTCAATAATATTGTCCATTGGTCACACCCTGTTAGTTGTATTGACTGTAGAAAACCCATATGGAAAATGAACCAATTGGAAACACGCGTTTCATTTTAGCGTTTATTTTATCGCAAACATATAAGTTTATACACCATGGATAAATTGTGGTCACCTGTTCTACTCTATTTTAAAACAGACGAGGCAAAACGCGAAATCAAAACCAATGTTTTATCACCTTTAGGAGGAATCATTTACAATGAAATCTATATTTACATTTGGATCATTTGCTTTTATCACATCTTCTTAATACTTCTGGTATTTAGCATATTTGTCTTGATTTTGAGACAACCGATCCCTGTTTTGTATAGTAAAACATTGTAGCATAAAATGACATAATAGTTATTTTACTTGTTTTCCTAAAAAGCAATGGAAGTGCAACCTACACAATTGTCTCAAACAATACAACAATATTTACAAATCGAAGAGGAAATACAAACACTTGCTAAACAACAAAAGGAACTACGCGACCGAAAACAACAGCTGCAAACCATAATCACCGATACAATGAAAACAAAAGGTTTAGAAAATCGGACACTGAAAATGGGAAATCGGCAAATCTCTCTTGTTTCTAAAAAACAATACTCGGGTATTACTTTCGGGTATTTAGACAAAACATTGAGTGAACTCATTCCCGATGATGATCAAAAGACTTATGTTCTACAGTATTTGAGAGAAAAGCGAACCGTCCAAGAAGTCCAAGATATCCGCATACGAACAGTATAAATCATGAATTATCTCTTTATTGATTATACAATGAATCAATCTCTATTGCCCGACCATTTAAGTGTTCCACTCGGATTGAAATTAAATAAAGAACCATTATTATGGGATTCTACTGTAGAAAATCGTATTGATATATCCTTACCTATTCATACACAAGTATTTGATCAATTGGTCAATAAAGTGAGTCTCAAACCCATTATTGTGAAACATATTGTTGGCAAAAAAACCCGCAAAAGGGGGATTTCATCCCCCTAACCCCCTATTTCAGGATGGGCGAGCGAAGCGAGTGGGGGATACATCCCCCATACCCCCTGTTCCACGTGGGAGCCCCATATGGTTCATTTAGGAGGGTTTCACGGGATCCTCGTAAAATATATTTTCTACAGTAGAAATCATATTTTTATGACAATTATTCAATTACTCCAATGGGCTCCCACGTGGAACAGGGGGTATGGGGGATATTATCCCCCAGCTTCAAACTCTATATAATCATGGGCTACTGCCATTGGAACAAATGCCCGTTTTCCATTATTTTGGAAAAACATTTCATATATTTGCAATGCTTCATCTTTAGAAGCCACTTTATGCGGGATGATTTGGACACTGTGACTCAAAACGAAATTATAAAAATCGGGTTTATTTTCTTCTGTATAAAAGTCACCGATTCCATTGCTCACCATTTGCCACTTTTCTACATTGGTCCTTCCGTTTTCAACTACTTCTAATGGCGTATAAGGTTTATCCAATTTTTCATACGTGCGTAATGATTGAAATGTAGGGGTTCCACTGTAGACTGCAACCTGTTTATTCAAATTAACTGAACAACTTTTGCATTCATAGTCTTTTAAATGAGGGGCATAATTACGATCTACTATAATGACAACCTTGTTTTGCAATTCTGCTAAAGTCGTTTCGCCAGTGATTTGTTTCGTATACAACCGTTCATTAAATTTCATTTTCAAAATATTGGCTATTTTATCGTAGATATCCGTATTGCGAGATTTAATTCGCAAATGCAATAGTAAAGGGTCCAATTTATTGCTTACGAAAAATGCTTTTGCTAAAAGCATATCACATACATCCAAAAAGGAAACAGGCACCGACTCTACTGTATCAAAACTCTTTTCCGAAGAAAACCCAACATGAGGCTCATTTTCAGTTAAATAAATTTCCATGTCCAATAATCGATACCCACGTTGCACCACTTTTTCCAATACCTCCAAGGAAACAATCCCATCATAGTCTACTGCACTATTCCATGAACTCATTATTACATACTCTTTTAATGGTAAATCCAACACTTTACTGGATTCTAAATATGGTCGAGATTCAAATGGTTCCTTATTATTGTTTTCGTTTTCAACCTTATCCTCTTGGTTACGAACATATTGAGACCGTATCACGATTATCTGGTAGAAAACGTAAAACATGAGAAAGAATACAAGGGTAAATATAATTTTCTTAAAGTTTACAAACATCTTTCCTATTTTTGTATACTTGTTGATTATTTAATTAGAGAGAAATATATTATACATTTATATTTTATACTATTTACAAATACCAAATGGCTGGTGGTTTATTAAATTTAATAGCAATAGGAAATGCCAATCTTTTTTTAACTGGTCAACCCACTAAAACGTTTTTTAAAACGACTTATAGTAAATATACTAACTTTGGTCTTCAAAAATTTCGCATTGACTACAATGGTTCACGTGATTTACGTCTAACCGAACCCTCCAAATTCACTTTCAAAATACCACGTTATGCTGAAATGCTTATGGATACTTACTTGGTTATCACTTTGCCTAATATTTGGAGTCCTTTGTATCCCCCTATTCAAAGAATAGTAGACAATAGAGGTATTACCATCAATGAAAATAATCACAACAACAACAAATGGGTCCCCTATGAATTCCGATGGATTGAAGATTTAGGTGCACAAATGATTCAAGAAATAGAAGTCCTTTGTGGCTCATTTACATTGGCACGATATAGTGGTGACTATATTAGTGCAGCGGTCGAGAGAGATTTCTACGGAGACAAAAAAAAGGCCTTTTATGAAATGACCGGAAACGTCAATTATCTACATAGTCCTGATACTGCTTTCGGTAGAGTAAACACGTATCCCAATGCATTTTATGATTCTTCTACTACCACCAGTGCCGGAGTAGAACCCTCTATACGTGGACGCAATCTTTATATTCCCATTCATGCTTGGTTTACCAATGATTCTCGATGCGCATTGCCTTTAGTCGCTCTTCAATACAATGAAGTCGAAATCAATATTACTCTACGGCCAATACAAGATTTGTTTCAAGTGCGAGATGTTCTTGATATTGATGAAGATGGTGGTGAATACGCTTACCCTTACATTCGCCCCGATTTTAATCAAGACCGATTTCAAATGTATCGATTTTTACAAAGTCCTCTAAAACAAAACATTGTTATTGCTACTGATAGCAGTGGCAATTATCCTCCTTTGGGCGGTCCCTTTCCAGATAACTATGGTATGCCCGATAGAGATGCATACAGTAACACTATCAATATATGGAACGCCGATGTGCATTTACTAAGCACATATGCATTTTTATCCAAAGAAGAAGCCCGTCAATTTGCACAAGAAGACCAAGTCTATTTAGTGAAAGAAGTCTTCACGCACAAGTTTGATAATATTTACGGATCAAAAAAAGTGAAATTGGAAACGAGTGGTATGGTATCAAATTGGATGTGGTATTTTCAGCGCAATGATGTCAATATGAGAAATGAATGGGCGAACTATAGCAATTGGCCATATCGAAATATGCCAATGGATGCACAATTACCTCCTACTGCTCTATTATTGCATCCAGCTGATGAAAGTGGAAAACGCCTAAATACCGGATTGTTTGTCAGCGGAAATTACAATGTAGAAAATCATCGACCGATTTTAGAAAGCATGGGTATATTATTAGATGGTAAATATCGGGAAAATACATTACCGAGTGGAGTATTTAGTTATATCGAAAAATATGCACGAACATTCGGATTTGCTAAAGATGGATTGTATTGTTACCAATTTTGTTTGGATACCAATCCCAGAAGTTATCAACCATCTGGTGCCATCAATTTGGGGAAATTCAAAAACATTGAATTGGAGTTCGTGACTTTCATTCCTCAGATTGATACTGTCAATTCAAATTATGAAATAACATGCAATGAAGACGGAGAACCTGTTGCAGTCAATAAAAGTAATTGGCGATTGTATGAATATACCTACAACTTAACCATGTTCGAAGAACGATACAATGTATTATCTTTTATTGGAGGTAGTTGTGGAATGTTATATGCTCGTTAAAATATAACTATTTTGGATATATTAGAATATCAGTATAAAATAAAGGTAATAATCATTCATCGTTATGGAAGACCGAATGAAAACCATCATAAATAAAAAAAAATTGGTGAAAAATAATTTTAAAAATATTGAAGTTTTACCCACTTTAGAAAACACTGAACCGATCGAAGAACCGTTTGTTACCAAAGAGGGGGCTGCTAATAGTGCATCAAATGCTGCCAATACGACGGGTAATGTATTTTCATCCGCTGCCACCAATGAAACAACTCAACGAAAAGCCGATAATATGGCCGCCACTTTCAAAGATACTTTAGTAGCAGTCCAACCCGCCACTATAACCAGTATGACCACTTCTTTTGTAGTAACCTTGTTGTATTGGTTTTATTATAAATCGATTGTAGATGAAAAAATATTGATTCGCATTTGTATTGGTATTTTCGTGACCATTTTCATCTTCCTTTTCATATCCTTGTTGTTTGGAAAGCAATGTGGTTTTGGACCATTAACATGGGACAGTTATAAAACTCTCTCAGGATGGAAAAATATAATTGGTGCCATGTTGTATTCTCCGTATTGTGTTATGCGAACAGTTGCATCCTTGTTTGTATTGGCAGTAGGAACTGCATCTGGTGATAAAGGCTTCCTACAACAAGATACCGACTGGGTTACACAAAGTATTTTCGAATTGGTATCCATTATTTTAGCATATGGATTTACTTGTGTATTGTATTTTGCATCGAATGGTCCATGTGCAAGACCAGGTGAGGGATTTTCAGATGATTACGTTCCTTTTATCATCAAATACTTATTACTGAGTTTTTCCTACATTGGTCCTCAGATGGTCTACCTCATTTTTGGAAAGTTCCTTCCATATGTAATTGAATTCTTTGAATTGAAAAAGATTAACAAGTTCTTCTTTTTGTTTATTTTAGCATGGATCATGGTCCATTTCTTTTTGCCATTAATGGCGTCCTCTTTAATGGACATTTTCAAATGGCGTGCCAATCCATATATTTATGCTCTACTGTTAATCGGCTTTGTGTTTTATATAATTACTCCTGATATCAATGAAATCCGCAAATGGATGAATTTCGATTGGAAATATTTAGTGGTATTGTTGATTAATCTAATTTTCGTCTTGATTTTTGCACCTGTATCTCAAGTATTTTTCGTATTGTATACTGTCTACTATTTTGCCTCTTGTAAGGTAGATGTGGATACATTAAATGACCATTTAACTCCAGAAACTGGAAACCGATTTCATAAATACGCCAATACAAAACCAGACGACTTAACTTTCCAAAATACAGATTCTGCTGTGCCCAACTTTCTATGGATTGCTTATATTATTTTCTTTCTTTGGAAAATTGCGGAACTCACTTTAGGTTACTTTAAAGTGGATAAATTCGCGGGTGTCCAATCATCCTTCTTATTTTATACATGTATTGGATTATCTGTTATTGCCTTGATAATAATGGTTGCAATTGCTTTCTTGCAAGGCCAAATTGGTAAATTGGCAACACTATCAGTAAGAGATACTCGACCAGGTGTTTCTACTGAACCCGTTACAATGGATGCTGTAAAAGAAGCTAATAAAGCCAATTATCAGAGTCTATTTCCTCCCAAGACTGATGGAAATAATAACAATGCTGATACAAATGCAGACAGTGGGGCATATGGTAGTTTCTTTTCTAAAATGACCGATTTGAAAAACCAAGCACAAAGTGCAGTAGGCAATGTAATGGGTGATGCGAAGAAAAATGTAGACAGTGCCAAGAGTAATTTCAATGCTAGTGTAGATAATTTCAAAAATAATCAATCCTCTTACTTTTCCTTGTTTGAGAAATTTACGAAACCCAATCCAGATTTGGATGTAAATGATTTCAGCAGTATGTTCAAAATATATGCGAGTCTTGGTTCGGCCCAAAGGTCCATTGTAAATAATGCCATTAAGAAATACTTTTCAATTGGAAGAAACAGCGTAGACATCAATGACTTTTCTGGTGATATATTCAACTTTTTGGATACAATCGTAAAGAAATAAAAAATAGAGAAACAAATCGTAAAGGGAAAAACAAATATAAACAATAGAAAACTTTTATTATTTATAATAAAAAATAGAGAGAAGAAACAAATGGGAAAAAAGAAGAATCAGAAGAATCAGACCCAACTTCCATTTGTCAGTTTATGCACACCTACATTTAATCGACGTCCTTTTATCTCTACTATGATTGAATGTATAGCGAACCAAGACTATCCCCGTGACCGTATGGAATGGGTTATTGTAGATGATGGAACAGATAAAATAGGCGACTTACTGCAGAATGTTAACAATGTGCCTAAAATACATTACTATCCAATCAACCAAAAATTGACATTAGGTGCTAAACGGAATTTCACACATAGTAAATGCAATGGGTCTATATTGGTATATATAGACGACGATGACTATTATCCACCTGAAAGAGTATCTCATGCAGTGAATACTTTGGTAAACAATAAAAATGTGTTATGTGCGGGGTCAAGTGAAATATACGTTTATTTCAAACATATCCAACAAATGTATCAAGGTGGGCCATACGGACCGAATCATGCTACAGCAGGAACATTTGCGTTTCGTAAAGAATTGTTGCAACAAACCCGTTATAATGAAAATGCTTCATTGGCCGAAGAACGGGAATTCTTGAAAAATTATACAATACCCTTTGTTCAATTGGATCCTTTGAAAACTATCTTGGTTTTCTCTCATATTCAAAATACTTTTGACAAAAGGAGATTACTCGAAGATAAAAACGATAAGTTCAAACCCAGCCCGAAAACCGTAGATATGTTTATTCGAAATACCACAAAGGAACAATCCATCAAAGATTTCTTTTTACAGAAAATCGATGACATGTTGGAAAAATACAAACCAGGTGATCCCATCATGAAACCCGATGTGCTAAAGCAAATGAAAGAGATTGAAAAGCAACGGGAACAAATGAAAGCGAATTCAATGCAAATAACGATACAAGATGGGTCAGGAAACCAACGACCTTTGTCAATGGCTGAAATTGCTGAGTTACTGAAGAAACAACAAGCGGAAATCCAATTCTATAAAACCTCTAAAAATAATCCATTGCAAGAAGTTGTAGATTATCAAGCAAAGAAAATCAAAGTATTGGAATCTGTTATTGCTAAATTAAAAGAAGAGCGTGAGTCAATACCTGTTCCAGTAGAACCAACACCTGTAGCATCAATACCACTTGTCAATCCACCAACTTCCTACTGCAAAACCATCCCAGAAGTTATGGTTGAAATATAAGTGGTGGGGGATACATCCCCCATACCCCCTGTTCCACGCGGGGCGAGCCCCATTTTCATTTAGAAAGGGGGGGAATCGTAGTCGTAATAAAATATATTTTCTACAGTAGAAATCATATTTTATGACATCTAATGGAATAGGGGGGTAGGGGGATGGAATCCCCCTCAGGGACTATCGGGTGCACTGACATGTAATGCAACATCTAAATCCTCCCGTTTGACATTTTTGTCTAAAAAACGATACATTCGTTTTACATCTAAAGAATCCATTTCGTATTTTTGCAATAATGACTCTACAATAGACATCTTTTCAGAATTCAAATAAAACAACTCTCCGTGAATCATTCGCAATTCTTGGAAAAAACTCACCACGTCCTTTTTATCCATAGTCATTCGTTGACATAAACTTTGTAGGAACAACTGATTGTTATATTCCGTAGAATATTTAGTCAATACTTTTGTAAAATCGATTTGATCCAATTGCACATTTTTGACTTTGTATTTACTTTGAGGAAAGGATTCGTGATACATTTGATTGTTATAGAAGGTTTTAATTAAAGATGTCATTTCATTGAATTGCCAGATTTGACTTTGAAATGTGATTCGACCAATGTAATCCGCAAAACACATATTATTTAATATTTTACAGTAAAATGGAAATGCTTCTTTGATTGGTTGTTGTGACAGTAGATGTGATATATTTTCGTGCCACAAAAGTGCCACTGTGGTTCGGTCGGTTTCATTCATAAATACATTATGTTCTTCCATGGGAACCGGTTCTTGTAATAATTTCCAAGTTATCTTTTTAGCATCTTCATTGGACATTTTTACGTGAAATATATTCTTCAATATATCTGGAGTCACCAACAAAGGTTTTGTTTTCCATAAATTCGAGAGAAAATGGAATTTCCGCAAATCACCTTGGATGTAATTCAATATATCATTTTGAAATGATTGATCGAAATCGACAAACGGAGGCAAGGAATACTGTAGAAGAGTCGTCAATTGTTGATGAGTCGGTTTTTTCAATTCATAAACATGACATGCCTTCATCAATTCACGTATTTTTTTATCACTTTCATGATTGCCTATACAGAAAATCGGATTCAATGTCGTGTTTTCGTTTTTCTGTTTTTTGGTTTTCTTTTGTCGTATTAGTTTTATTAGTGCATCGATCCCACCTTTGTCTCCATTGTTCATACCATCTATTTCATCCATAATAATGGCTATTTTTCGGATTTTATTGGACATGAGATCCAATACATTGCGATTGGATATGTGATTACTATCTATAGTTTGAAATAACGATTTATTACGCACATCTCCCGCATTGTAGAGAATCACATCATAATCCATTGATTTTAAAATAGATTGGACAAACGTCGTTTTACCTGTGCCTGGATTACCGTAGATATAAATACCTTTTTTCACTGTATTGGATTGACATACTTCATCGAACCCATGTAAAAATTCCTTGATTTGGCTTTTAATTTCGTCTCGTTCCAATATTTTGTCATACAAGATTTGAGTTTGTAGTTGATTGATTTCTCTCAATTTCATATTTTCCTACTGCACTCTGTTCTTCTCTTGGGTTATATACATAAGATAATTTTTATGTATATTTATTTGAACGTTAATCTATTTTTTCACTTTCCAAATGAACTGAAATCGGCTGTGCGGGCTACATAATTACTGTTACCATACCGTTGTGGAACGGCGCCATAATAACTGTAGGGGTCCTGTCCCGCTGTTCTATATTGAGATGGATTCATGTATCCACCTGCTGGATATCCTCCTGGTTGTGGGTAGGTTCCCGAATTCACTGGTCCACCATAAGAATTCGAGTGCCCTCCATTTGCAGTAGAAGGTCCACCAAATGAAAACAATCCTCCGACACCTTGTGCCACTTCACGACCCAAACCAATGGTTCCTTGTGTTACATCCTTGGCTGCACCGTATACTCCAGACGCAGCGTCTTTTGCGAATTCACCTGTTCCCGATGCAACATTTCCTACTGTTTCACTTGTGCCACTTACAATTTCCTTACCGACTCCATAGGTTCCCGACGCTGCATCTTTAGCCATATTGGTTGCTCCTGATGCAGTGTCTCTCGCCAAGTTTGTGGCCCCAGTTGCACCATCTCGTGCTAAGTTGGTTGCTCCAGTTCCTGCATCGCGTGCCAAACCAGTGACTCCACCGCTATTATTGGTTCCACTTCCACCGTTTCCTCCACAGTTTGTGCATACACCAGTATTGGGACACGATGGACAAGTTGGGCATACTGGTGGGACTACCTCTGTTTTCAATAAATAATTGCTGTCACTTGAACCGAATATACCCTGCATTTCTTTTATCAAATTGATGGCTTTATTTAATTCACTGATTGAACCAGAGCTACTACTACTGCTACTATCACTGCTACTGCTATCACTACTACTACCACTACTACTACTACTACTGCTACTATCACTACTACCACTACCACTACTATCGGTATTACTACTGATTTCGCGTTTTACCAGTTCTATAATAGGGCTGTTGATATCATTCGAATCTGCATCGGTTTCATCTACAATTTTATAATATGCACGGAAAACAGTATTACCAGAACGAGCAGCTACATATAAAATCTTTTTCGTATCATCGTGACTAAAGTCTACTTTCAAATCCTCGCCCGTAGTTGTTCTTTCTGGATATACATCTTGGATAGCACCAGTAAATCCTAAACTACTTGTATCACTTCCAGGTCCTTTTGTATGTTGTCCCAAGGTAAATCCCGATGCCACTAATGTATCAGTATGATTTATCACTTCTACTTGAGAACCATTTAAAAATAAAGTTTTAACATGATTTCCTGCTGACATATTGACTACATGTATGAATGTAATATTAGTGGATGCACTATTTACACTGAGTGGAATGACCAATATACCAAATTTAGTTGAATTTTTAGTAGTATAACTAATGTTCTGAGCAACGGAACTCGATGGCATAGCTGCATTTGATGCTACATATCCTTGAGCTTTTTGCATACGCCTGTATATACGGGCATTTGTAGCCCCCTTTTTTACTATAGCTGGATACACACTGGAATCTGTTCCTACAGCAGAATCACTTTTTTTGTAAGTCGTAGCAGAAGCGATGGCAGTTCCGTCTGTAATAGTAGAGAAACTTTCTGCATCACTTTTTACAACCATATAAACTGAAGATAAATCGGCGCTATTCGTAAATGCACTTTTAGCTGTTCCGATTGTATTAGAATCAAGAGTAAGAGCAGTAGCGGTAAAATCACCATTATTACTAATATCGTAAGCTCCTAAATCTTCCAAATAGTATTCTACTAATCCTGTATTGTAACTAATGTCTACATTGTCTCGTCTTTTGATATAAAGTGTTGAAGTATCATCAGCATTGGATACACTTTCAATCAATGCTTTGTTGATGGGATCAAAATAAACATTGTCTGATAGTTTTACAACTTTTTTGTTGTTAACAGAATATCCAGGTAAAGTAGTAGCAAGACCACTTGTAGAAAAATCTACATGAAAACCCTCTTTGGTATTGTTCATGAATGATTCATATGTATGGTTTAATAAATAGCCCAATAAAAGAACGGCTAAAAGAATTAAAAATATAGAAAAGGCACTTAATCGATATGTCGCCATATAGTAATTATTTTAGATTATATCATATAGTGGTAAAAAAACATTATAAGATGAAAAATTGAATAAAAAGATGACAGTAGAAAACGCTAAATAAAGAATTGGCAGAGCAATTATTTATCATGATAACAGAAGTAGCAACGACGAAAACACGAAAACCGAGAGTAAAAGCAGAACCATTACCTGTTTACTACAAGCCAGAAGAAAATCAGTTTGAAATCGGTATTGATGAAGCAGGAAGAGGTCCTTTATTTGGGCGATTATATGTAGCAGGAGCAGTTTTACCTAAAGATGGTTCCATCGATATGACTTACATTCGTGATAGTAAAAAGTTGACGAAAAAAAAGCTGGATGAAATGTATGAATACATTTGCGAAAAAGCGGTCGTCTATCATGTGGAATATGTGGAATCAAAAACCATTGATATTATGAATATCAGAGAAGCGGTGCTTATGGCTATGCGCATATGTGGTGTTCGATGCGTAGAAAAACTGAATGAAAAAAAAGTAGTTGCTGTAGAAGAAGGTCTAAAGCCATACTTTTTATGTGTGGATGGAAACGATTGTCCAGCTTGTCATTATCAGGAAGAACTGATTCCAGGAAGAGCATTCACCAGTGGGGATAATTCTTATGGAAGTATGGCGGCGGCCTCCATTTTGGCTAAAGTATCTCGCGATCGATATATTTACGAATTATGTCAAAAGTATCCTAAACTTTCTGAATTATACAAAATGGACAGTCATAAGGGATATGGAACAGCGGCACATTTGAATGCCATTCGCACATATGGAATAACAGAACATCATCGTAAATCATTTGGTTTGTGTAAAACCGCTCCGTGCAATGATATTTTGTCTACAGTAGAAAACACTAAAGATGAAGATGAAGATGAAGATGAAGATGAAGATGAAGATGAAGATGAAGATGAAGAAAAATGAAAAATGAAAAATGAAAAATGAAAAAATTGAAAAAGGTTAAACAGAAAAAATGCATAAATATAAAACCGAAAAAGCCAAACAAACTAAAAACATTTTTTAATGACTACTACAATGAAACCTTTTCTAAAATGGGTCGGAGGGAAAAGCCAATTGTTGACTACTATAAGTGAAAAAATACCACCTGTAATGGAAAATTATCATGAACCTTTTGTTGGAGGTGGTAGTGTATTATTTACCATTTTAAGTTTACAAAAAGAAAATAAAATTACCATTCGTGGAAAAGTATATGCATATGACAGTAACAAAAATTTAATTGCAACTTATAAAGCCATACAATCCTATCCAAATGAATTTCATAAAGAATTGACTAATATAGTAGAAATATATGATTCTCTACGGGGAACTACCATCATAAGAAATCCTACAGTGGACCAGTCGAATACTTCGAAAGAAAGTTATTATTACTGGATACGTCACTGCTATAATAAAGAACAGAATCAAGAGTCGATTGAAAATTGTGCACGATTTGTTTTCCTAAATAAAACATGTTTCCGAGGAATGTATCGAGTCGGTCCAAATGGTATGAATGTTCCATATGGCCATTATAAAAAGACACCTGGGTTTCTTTCTAAAGAGGAATGTTTAGCTATTCAAGATTTAATTAAACAGGTGGTCTTTACAAAAAGTGACTTTAGCGAATCGATTGAAAAAGCACAAAAACAGGACTTTATTTATTTAGACCCACCATATGCCCCTGAAAATCCTAAATCATTTGTGAAATATACAGAGGATGGATTTAGTAAAGAGCAGCACGAAAAGTTATTTACACAAACTGTATCCTTGCGAGAAAAAAAGGTGGCGTTTTTGATGAGCAACGCCAAAGTAGAAATAGTAGAGGAGTATTTTAAAGATTTTCAGTCTGTTGTTGTGAATGCAAAACGGGCGATTCATTGCAAGAATCCAGGTTCAATGACTCAAGAGTTGTTGATATATTACTATCCTCTTGAACAGGAACTGAAGGAGGAGGAAGAATAGGAGGAGGAGGAGGAGTAAAATGAAGTAAAAATAATTTCAATAATTCTGTTGTTTTTATAAAGCGAATATTTAAGGTTTCATAAAAATCTATTATTTTTTTTCGAGTTTCTGTTTGCTTTATTCCTGGAAAAATTCCATAGGATTCTATACAAACTTGTTCAGCATAGGCAATACATACTATACGCAATGGTTTTCCAAATAACGCTGGGATTTCAGCATATTTGAATGGGACACCTAAAATTTTTTCACCAGCAGTTCCAGTAGTAAAGTATGTCTGAGACTTAACTTCAATAACATAATCTTCGGTTTCCAAATCTGGTTCCCATGTTTGAATGGGTTTAGGATGACTTACTGATTTTCCCAATAGAATTTGTATTTCCTTTGCAATAGTTTCTCCTATTTTTGTGGTCCAATTTCTTTGTGATTCTTTATTTTTTTCTTTGATTATTTCCCGTAGAAAACTTAATAATTTAAGTCCCCATTCGTCTTCTAATATTTTACATTGTTTTTGAATATGGTATTTCGGTTTTGAGAACAATTCAGGTGGCGCTGGTAGAAAAGAAGTGTCATGATGGATCCATTGTAACACATCTTTTCGTTTCAGTAATATGACTCTACTGTCATTGTGCAATAGAATTGCTTGGTGAAGTTCTTCTAAATAGGATTGATTGGATTGATTTGTCATTGTAATACTATCTTATTTTGATGGACTCGAAATAAATCTGAATCTACTATTCAATTTCGTGAGACCTTTTAGTTTTTGAGGTAATAAATATATATATAATTTATCTTACTACTTATAAATCCCTTTATGCAATTTAAAAAAGAATTTAATTTTGAACAGCGGAAACAGGAAGCAGACAGAGTCATATTAAAATATCCCGACCGAATACCCATTATATGTGAAAAATCCCAAAAGAGTAAAGCAAAGGCTTTAGACAAAAAGAAATATTTAGTCCCGTGTGATTTGACCATAGGACAATTTGTTTTTATTATTCGGCGTCGTTTGGCCTTACCATCGGAAAAGGCCATTTTTTTATTTGTGGGAAATATTATTCCCCCGACTCATTCTACAGTAAAAGATATATATGGAAAACACAAAAGCAAGGATGGGTTTTTGTATATTCAATATAGTGAAGAAAATGTGTTTGGGGTGGGGGATACATCCCCTTGGGGGATACATCCCCCATACCCCCTGTTCCACGTGGGCAATAGTCCCTGTTCCACGTAGGCGAGCGAAGCGAGTGGGGGATATATCCCCCATACCCCCATTCCAGCGTGGGCGAGCCCAATATGGTTCATTTAGGAAGGGAGGAACTGCATGGGATATATTCCTCGTAAAATATATTTTCTACAGTAGAAATCATATTTTATGACAATTATTAAATTACTCTAATGGGCTCCCACGTGGAACAGGGACTATTGCCCACGTGGAACAGGGGGTATGGGGGATATATCCCCCACCCCCACCCCCACCCTTTTTTTTCTTTCCATAATGTATATCACTCATGGGCGGTAAAAAAGATAATAAAGAAGAAAACCAAGAAAACCAAGAAAAAGACACTTTCACTGTAAAAGAAGGTTTCGGCGATAGTCGTTCATCTGATGCAAAATGGAGATACACCCTTTACACTACCATTTTGTTTTTGTTGGTCGCCAATCCTTACACCTTCAAATTCGTTCAGAAAGTTTTAGGCAAATTCGTGACCGTTGCTTCCAGAGAAGGATGTCCCACTAACTACGGTCTTTTGATCCATGCCTTGGTTTTCACCCTTGTGTTAAGATATCTTATGGATTAATTCAAAAAAATTGAATCAAAAACATTTAGGCATATTGGTATTCATAAAAAACAGTTTACCTTTTTATGAATAATATTTCTTCTACAACCACACTATGTATTCCTAAAGTCAGTGCATCTCTTACTGAATCCAAGCTACGTCTTATAATAGACAGCACTCTTTTGGGTTCAGTTTATTATTACAAGGAAATACCGTGGAAATTCAACCGTGCTTACAAGAGAATTTTGTTTACCATGAATTGGAATCCATCCCATGATTGTTATACAGAATTCACAGAACGACTGAATCACAATCATTCCATCCAAATCATTGACTACCCCGATGTGTATTTCATTTACAAATTCAAACCATCCTATAAATTCCACTAAAAGTAGCTCAAGGGAATACTCATCACTTTGGTCTCTCGGTCCATTATACTGTAGGAAAATCGCACTTCATTACCAACTCGGTCCATTCCAGAACAATACTCGACCTTTTCTTTTTCAAATGTAAACATTTTCGAAATACGAGAAACTTCGAGGGTTTTTTTATTCAACATCACCATAACATGATAATAATAACGACGGTCTTCATAGGATACACAGTGGCATAAAAACCATAATTCATTGTCTACAACCATACTACCAATGGAACCACGAAAGTATTGGAATATATGGGGAGTTTCCATTTTCTTCGTCACGACAAACTTTTTCTTATTGATTTTACCAATGGTAAGTGGATGCCATTTGTAAACCATATATATGGGTCTCGGGTCTTCTTCATATGTAAACATGGTCCAATTTTTCTCTACTGCACTTTGATTTTCGATTTCCAGAAAACGGCTATCTTTGGTTTCAAATGTTTTGCGATCCACCGTCCCGTGTTCTACTACCATTTTACCATATCCGAATCCCCGATTGGCAGTATAATAAATGGTATCATCTGTAGAATGATAATGGAATCGAACATCTTCTAAACCTTTGTAATAATTATCGTGGCTTTCATCGTATGATAACCAATTTTCTTTAGCAATAATCCACTTTTTCGCCTTTTCGTCATATTGAAATCTTGCTACTGCATTTTTTGTTTGAATCGTATCTTTTTGTTCATACCCACCATTATCATTAATTCTATAATTCACATAACGAACTAAACCATATAATTCATTCTCATCCTTTGTTTTACAATAGGTAGGTGTGCTACTGACAAATTCTCCATCTGGATCTTCAGAATGATTTAGCGATTTTCCTAAAGTTATAAATAAATCGCCTAAATTGGATTCATTCCAAATATTGGATTCATGACGACCATCCAAAATAGCATCGGTATAAAACTTGTAATTGGACATGACGTTTTGGGAAATGGTATGGTCAATTTGTCGTTGTTGATTCAAAATACCCATTGACAATTCCTTCAAGTCGATACCTGTAGGATTCACATAATAACCTAAAATACTCATCTCGAAGTGGAATTTGTAATCATAAATGTCCTTTTGTATAAATAAATAATCTCTCGATTTGAAACTATTCAATGCCTTACGGCCCATTAAATAATAATGAACCGCCAAGTCGTTTTGACCTGTTTCACGATAATATTTCACTACTTCATATAAATTCTCCACCCGTTGAGGATGTTGGACAAATGAGGTTTGAAAATAATACAAGGCCTTTTCGATTTCACCCAAATGAAAATAAGCGTGTCCAATATTATAATGACTATACCACACTTCTTCCCAAAATCCACCCGCCTTGATTCGCATTTGATAATAATCGATTGCTTCAAATAAATATTTCCTTCGCAAAGTTTCTTGCTCTTTTTTCAAATTGTTTCGCACTACATCAATGTTCTTGATTAATCCTAATGCGGGTGCATTGTTCGTAAATAAACTAGTCAGGTCTTTACTGCACGTTTCCATGAGAGAAATCTGGCTGGATATTTGTTCATTTTGGGTATGAGCCAAATCTTTCAAACTATTAGCCAAGTAAAACATGTATCTTTCATTGGACGGGTCTTTCTTCAATCCTTCTCTCAATAATCGAATATCTCTTTGAAACTTATCGGCTTTAGCACCTCCATCACCAATATCTTGTATAAAAACAATGTCTTTTACTAACACCCCTTGTGAAATATCATTATGGGGGAACTCGACATATTCATGGGTGACACCCTTGTAAGAAAACCCAGCACGGTTTCGAACAATACGAGTATTTTTGTAATACATATTTTCATTGCCTTGGAACATATAAAAAGCATCATGTGAGGTCAATAATTGTTTGAATTTCTTGGGTTCTATTTTGGGGTTACGCCATAAAATCATATCAGCGTCCATGAGCAATACGTAATCACAATCAAACTCATCACATGCCTTTAGGGAAAATGAACGATTGTATTCGAAATCCCGAAATGGTTCACGAACAACTTTACCTGGGATGTTTTTCTCTCGAAAGAAATCTTCAATCACTTGAACTGTATCATCAGATGAACCAGTATCACATATGCAGTAGTAGTCTAATATAGGATACACTGAGTCCAGGAGTCGGCGAATCACACGAGATTCATTTTTTACAATCATATTCAAACATAATGTTGGAACTGGATCTGATGGCATGACGAAAAAACAAGTATATTGATTTTGTCAAGATAAGTATTTATGTTGTTTTTTGGACTGTAGAAAAAATGTTTATATTCGGCCATAATATACTTGATTATTAGAGAGAATATGTCTTTTACTCGATTTTATGATGATCCCGCACGTATTCAAAAACGTTTAGACCTTTCTACTTTTGAAGGTCGATACCAATTAAATCGCCCTGGTCCTGGAACGAATATGCCCTTCATGGAAGACCCAAATCTACGTCTACAGTCATGGGGTGCCAATTTGCAAACCAATACGGTGAATTTAGAAAGTGACCTACGTAATATGACCCGTAAATTAAACCGTGATTTTGTGGATGTCAATGAATACAAACAACATGCTGCTCATAGCAATCCCATTCGTCAATACGAATCTCAGGACCCATTTGTAGAAGAATCCAGGGCTTCGCACCCAGCATGGGCGTATCGTGTATGTTCTATCGACCGATTCGAACAACCAATAATTGACCCACAGCAGAATTTAGAAAGGCCATTTTTAAATAATGTTCAAACCCGTATTTTACGCAGAAATGGATCCTTTTAACTCTTTGTGGAATCGAGGGGATTTAGGAGAACCCCCTTATGCAACATAGGAGGGTTTTATTCTATATACCATAATTATATAGAACAAAACACAAAAAAATATGGAATTAGCTATACCCATTATTGCTTTAGGCGGTTTATACATGGCATCAAAACAACCCGCACCCGCAAACGATTCTTCTACTGCACAACCACAAGAAGGGTTTTCTACGGGACAACAACAAGCGTTGCCAAATACCGATATACCCAATAAAAATTATCCTTCTGAATACCCAGTTGTATCCGAAACATTGGATAAAACATCCAAGTTGTCTACTGTTAATACATTTGAAGGGAATGGAGTTTATACTGATAAATACTTCAAAACGGAATATCCTGAAACTACTATTAGTGAATCCTTCACTTCTATGACTGGAGACAAAGTGAGTGCCCAGTATTTTAAACACAATAATATGACTCCCTACTTTGGTGCAAAAAATAGGTCAACTATTTTGGAACCATCTTCTACTGAAAGCGTGGTAGACAATTATACTGGGTCAGGTTCACAATATATTAGTAAAAGTGAACAATCTCCTCTTTTCTCTCCAGGTGAGAGTTATCATAACCCCCATGGTGCTCCCAATCAAAATGACTTTTATCAATCTCGGGTGAATCCCAGTATGAGAATGGCCAATATGAAACCCTTTGAAAGTGTCCAGGTCGGTCCCGGTTTAGGTTTAGGTGGTGCTACCAATGAAGGACAAGGTGGATATAATTCAGGTATGGCTGTAAGAGAATCTTGGATGCCCAAAACGGTAGATGAATTAAGAACTGCCAATAATCCTCGTTCTGGTGGGTTCTCTCTATTAGGTCATGAAGGTCCTGCTAACAATAGCATCAAAACTTTAGGCGCAATTGGAAAAATGGAAAAGAATCGGGTTGAACGAACATGGGAATTGGGACCCGAACGTAGTTTACCCAATAGTGGATTGAATCAGAAACAATCTCTCCATGCAATACCAGTAGATAGACATGTAAACCGACCTGATACTTCTACATCCTATGTAGGTGCCGCTGGTAGTCAATTGCCCGAAACTTACCAAACTGGAGAATACATGGAGTCCAAACATATGGATTTAGGACAAGTGCCTCTTGGTATTGCCACTTTAACAGGTAAACAGGTCGGAACTGAATCTGACTTTGAGCGCAAATCTCAGAAAGCGTATCTGAATAATCGTAATACAGAAGAAACTTATTTTGGTGCATTTAGTGGAGCAGTCCGTTCTGTGGTAGCCCCATTATTAGACGAATTAAGACCATCCCGAAAGGAAAATGCAATAGGAACAATGAGACCGTATCAAAATGCTCATACTGGTATTTCGAGTTCGTATTTATTCAATCCCCATGACCGCCCTGACCCAACTAACCGTCAAACCACTGAAAAGAATAAATACTTGCCTGGAGTGAATTCGAACCAACGTGGAGGTGCATATGAGACAACCGACCATAGGGCACCTGATCAACAGAGAGATACCACCAGTCGTTCTTATGTTGGAAATAGTAGTGCGGCAGATGGAACCCGTGGACTACGTCCATATGATGCAGAATACAGACAACGTAATAATGACATTAAATCATCTACTATTCAAGGACATATGGTCAAGGGTAATATGAATCTGCATAATGGTGATATTCATATGCGCAATCGTGAAGGAGAAATCAAAAATCAACGACCTTTAGTGCAAACCTCTGGACCAAGACAATTTATTGGAGCAGATACTTTAGGAGCACAACATGGACGTCAACAATATCAGAGCAATATTCAAATGGACCGAAATAACCCAGAACTTTTAGACGCATTTCGACAAAATCCTTATACCCACCCAATAGGAGTAGCCAAATAAATATCTTCTACTATAATATAATTTATTGAGCATGACTGAAATGAATCTTCCTCAACCTCAAATGGGTGGTGAACCTGCAGTCTATTCAGGAGGCAAACGTAGAAGGAGAACTTTAAAAAGACACAAAAGACCAGTTCGTGGAAATGATGGTAAATTCCACATTAAAGGTAAGACTTATGTGCAGCTATTTGGTTCAAGACAACAAGTCTGGAATAAAACCGCATACAAAACAACTGGAAACTTGAAACGTGATGACTTGACACAAAACTCGAGACGTAGAATTGTATCCAAGAAAAAGTATATTCAAGGAAAGAAAGAAGTGAAATCCAAGAAACGTCTTTTCAAATTATACACTGCAAAGAAAGGTAAGTTTGGTGCAGTAAAAAGAAAGTAAATACCCTTCATACCCTATAATACAATAAAAACAATCATGTTTATACTGTATTTTATATCTTAAGACTCCTCATTACTTTCGGGAATAACATCTTGCCATATGTTCAACCCGTGGTTATTGCAGTAATGCTCGAAATATTTTTTCCCTACCATTAGAGGACGATATTCCCCATGATTGCCGTAGGCATAATGATAACGAGTATAAAAATGATAGGCATCATGGACAGAAAATACTGCATCGGGGTCTTGGATTCTCCATTGAGTAATAGCAGTAGTGATATCCATGTCTTTATCCCATAATGTATTTTGCACCCTGAGAACAAATTTATTGTCTACAATTTCAATGGACGGGTGGAAATAAGTTAGTATATCGATTATCTGGGATTCTTTTAATAAATATTTAGGACGTTTTTGATTTTGCCGAATATGCAACCATTTACGAAACAATAGTGCAATTTCATCGGCCTCTAATTCCATTTCAGGGGAATCCTCTAAAATAATGGTTTCATCCCAGAACTTTAGGAACTTTTGGATCAAGGGCCATTGAGAACTACCTACATCTTGAAAGCAATCATTGATTTTATCGTATTGGCCTTGAAAAATAGTGTCACATAGTATCGATTTGTTTGTAGAACAATAGAGACCATATGGATATTCATGGGTTTCTAAATAAGTTTTCCATAAGTATTGAACATGTGTCCATGGAATATGGTTAGTCGAAGAAGCAAACTGATTTCCATTGTTATTGTTATTGTCAACCGAAGACAATTGCTGCTGTAGAAAATGTTCTTCTACTGGTGAAGCGGAAATCGCGACCAATTGCTGGGAATCCATATTTCTACGGTTATACAAAAAAGATTGTGCAAATTCAGTAACCAAAGAGATTGCATTACGATTTTTTAGACGGAATACATAATCTTGTAATTCCAAATCATTGCTGTATTCCATAACATACTCATCCGATGAACCATATTTCCTACTGTAATGACATGCCACGCATAAAATATTGAGTCCATTTTGTATGAATTGTTGCTGCTGTTCATCCCATATTTCATCCAATGGTTGGTGCTGGTATTTGATTAATCGCATCTTACAATCATCGTGTTTGTCGTGGTATTTATATCGTAATGTATGGGTGCATTGTATATGGAATTTTTCAATGGAAATCTGATTTATGCAAGACAAAAATGGTTTGATAGTAGTAGAAACATAATGAATCATGTCCAAATTCTTTTTCAATATATTATCACCCAAAACCGTTAATAAATACTTGGTTTGTTGCTTGGTTGCACATAATAATGGACACATCAAATGTATCACTTTTTGAATGGTTTCGGAATCTGGAATGGCTTTCAAAATACTTTGGTCTTTGTATCGTTTCAATAACATGACTTTGGTTTGATGCTTGCGGTTCATTAATAAATGATTGTTTTGTTCGCTGATTGTAGAAACAATATTATGTAAAATGTTGTCCTCGTTGATCATTTTAAAATCAGTGCCATTGTAATGAAAGAACTGTTCATTTGTAATATTGTAGTAATATCGATGTTGTGAGAGAAATTCCATGATGAACTTTTCTTGTTCGCCTTGGTGTTCTAGATTCCGTTGATTACTCTTTTGGCGATTCAGTTCAATGGTTTTAATAATGCCTGGTAATTGTTCCTTAATGTAATGATTGATTTTTCCAGTCATATATAAATCGTTTTCGTATTGCTTGTATAACTTTTCGATTTCATTCATCGATGAACTGACTAATCGATTGGTTGCAGTAGTTAGATGGCTTTCTTCTTCGTCCATTGAAAACATACTTACTGCTGTTATAGGGTAGTGATTATACTTTTATATATTTATTATGAATTATAGTTTTTGAATTGTTTTTGAGAGAAAATATATATTCTACTGTAGACTCGCACGTGGAACAGGGGGTATGTATCTCCGAATGGATGACATGGGGGCTCGCTTCGCTCGCCCACCGTGGAACAGGGGGTATGTATCTCCGAATGGATGACATGGGGGCTCGCTTCGCTCGCCCACCGTGGAACAGGGGGTATGGGGGATGTATCCCCCACTCGCTTCGCTCGCCCACCGTGGAACAGGGGGTATGGGGGATGTATCCCCCACTCGCTTCGCTCGCCCACCGTGGAACAGGGGGTATGGGGGATACATCCCCCACCCCAATTTTTATTTTCAGTAAAGTAATATAGATGCATTCTTTCTACTATTAAACAAATTATAGTATGGTAGATAATGAGCAGTCCATTGATGACCAATTTATGAATATTAGTGATAGTAGTGGGGATTACGACGAAAGTAATCTAAGTATTTTTACCGATCCAGTGCCTGCTACTTTGAAACGAAAGTATTACCATGTATATAAGTCCCAACTATCCAAGAGAGTCAATACTTTTTATATTTTATGGTTCTATTACTTGTTTCCCGATCGTAAATCTGAAATAACCTTTTTATATTATAATCATCTACAGTCACCAGCGGTTACAGAAAAATTGACTCACTTACTATTTTTCTGTCCAAATCCATTTACACAAGAGCATATTTTTGGAACCAGTTTGATTTACGATTATTATTACTATAATCGAATTCATGATCAAGGAACAATTGGGTTTCCCCACACCCATCGAAAATTTTCCTTTTTACGAGAATTTCTACGCAATACTTTTTTGACATCGGAAAACAAAGATACTGTAGTGACCACATTTTGTATGATACAAAAGATCTATAGATGGTTGACTCGTCGAATTTACTTATGGCATTACAAAAAGACAGAAGTTGCAGTAAATACGGATTTGTGTTTCAACGATATAACTGTAGAATCCAGATACGTTTTTCCATTGCGCCAAGAAAATAAACTGTTTTATTTTACTACTGCCGATTTATTTCGAATCATTAAAAATGCTCTGTCTCAAGAACACGAATCTGGTTTCCAAGTCATTAGTCATTATCCTAAAAATCCGTATAACAATAAATTATTATCTACGACCGATTTGTTTAATTTCTATTTTCATGTAAAATTTGTCTTACAGGCAGCTATTCCCCTATATTTTGAACTGTGGTTCTTGGAAGATTTTAATATTAATACATTTACATTGAAGCATGAAAGTATGATAAAAAAATTCTGTATTCAAAACTATATTCAAAATGCATCCAATACAAATACCTTTCTACAGCGCAGTATAGAGTCGATGTTAGATGAATTTTCCAGTGTATGTCCTTGGAGAATTCATCCTTTATTTCCGAAAACAATTTTATTGGATAAAATGAGACAATACTTGTATGTTTACTTTTTGATTTGCTACGATGCTATTGATTACAATTATGTGCATACCTATGAAACATTACTGGAAATGAAACTAAAACGTTGCTACTACAATGCTCCTCAGTTTGGTTCAGTAGTAACAGTCGACTCGAAAATGAATTCACTTCCCAAGAGCTTGTTTTCTCTTGATAGTAGTAACAATATTGTCATAAATGAACCAGAGCCAGAAACCACCACGATTGATTGTAGTGATAATGAAACTTCCAATGAAACCGTAGAAAAATTAACATTTTATACGGATTGTCTACAGTTTACCTTATGGAACTGCTAAAGCTTGACGCACTTCCATTAAACTAATATCGGGTTCGACCCTTTTTGGTGATTCCATGACCCGAACTAATTTAGCCATATTGGTTCTCAGCAAAATATTTTTCAAATCTATATTTTGGCTAAATTTGGCCATCAATGCTTCTTTACGGAAATCTTCATAACGTTCGATTGTAGGAAAGCTTTTGGCTTTTTTCTTCATATCGGGTTTCTTTAGCAACTTTTCCACTTCTGTCCAGTTATTATTAATACTTGAATCTACAGAGTCCAATGATAAGGATTCATATAGTTCTGGATTTTCTTTTTCGAATTCCAATGCCAATAAATAATGTTTCACCGATGCCCACTTTTTATTGTCTTTCGTAGTAAATGGAGCGGCTAATTCTTGATCATTACAATCCTTTAATGACGAAGATGCACTTGTGCTACAGTTTACCCATGCATCGTCTAAACGGCGTCGCCACAATGGATATAACATTTTACCTCCTTGTTTGGATTGTAAAATCGCAAATTGTCCTTTATCCACTTGATTCTTTATTATATCTTTACTGTCCTCACCAACCTTTTTTGTTTTATTGGATTTGAGAGAAAAGGCAATATGTATATTGTCATCATACAATCCTACGGATGGTTCTTTAGACGTTTTTGGATCGGAAAAATGTTTTTGTTGAATGACTTGGGCCTCCTCATCGGGTGATTTTCCATGTAAATGACTGTAAAAATCCCTAAATTCCTTGACTTTATAAATAGAATCTGAGGTTACCCGATTTTCTTCGATTTTAGGAATACATGTGTCTACTACCACTTTCTTTAGGCTGTATGGGAGTTCATCAAACTGGAATATTTTCTTGGATCGATATGTTACTTCTTGATAATGGTTTCCTTTTAGATATTCCAAGATAATGTAATGATTCGGGTCCATTTCATGTGCTACTGGAGAACACTTTACAATAGATGAGCGTTTATCACTTTCTTCTAAAACAATTGTTTTGGTATTTAGCAATTCTTCTATTATCGGCAAACTCGTATTGTCGATCCAATAATCGGGGGTTTTTACGAATTCTCTCAAATCGTCCAAAGAATGGACATCAGCCATAAAAGAAAATTCTTGTAACAACTCTTTATTTCCTTCTAAATTGGATTTGACCAGTTCATGTTGTTTTCGAACATCTTTAGCCATTTCAATAATTTCCTTTTGCGATTCTACAGTAGTTGCCTTTTCATTTTCCTTTCGTAGAGAATTACTTTTATCTTTTAGCTCCTTTTCTTCACTGGCGAGACCTCCTTCCATATTTAGCAAGTTTTCATAGATCGTTTTGTAATTATCATAATGTTGCATTGTTATATTTTGAGACAAGAACCCTCTTAGTTTTTCTATGGTTGTGACTTTACCAATGGATTCAAATGCACGTTGAATGACAGTAAAAAAACAGTTTCCGTCTTCTGGCACATTTATCACCTTATAGTTCGGGTTTTTCATTATATTGTTCAACCAATGAAATGATTTTTTTACCTTGTATGATTTACAAATGGTTTCTGCTTCTTTAGGCGTTTCTTTTGCTAAAGGCTCAATTGATGGAATTGGATTGGCTGGTATGAAAATATTATCGATTGTATAAACTCTCTCATCTTTGTCTACGGTAGAATCATTGACTTGAGTTTCACCAGTGGCTAATTCGGATGTTTTGTATAGTTCATCATCTTCGTCGTCTTCTTCATCCTCTTCCTTTTCATTCTCTTCACCTTCTTCTAATTCTTCACCTTCTTCCAGTTCCTCACCTTCTTCTAATTCATCATCTTTAGCAGGAGAAGAAGCTGTAGAAGGACTTGAGTGTAGGGTTACTGCCGATAATTCGTCATCGTAAAAGCCTTTTTCCAAATAGGCTTCATTTACAAAAGAAAACAATACGGGGCCGTGTAATTTTACTATATTGACATCACCTTGTTCATCGAGAACTGTCCCCATTGATTCTTTTTCGATTTCAAATACACCAATGCACCCTTGTGATGTAGTTTCTTTATTATCATCTTGTGACAGAAAATAAATCGGGTAATATATGATTCCATATTTGTCTACATGTTCAGTTTTCTCTCGTCCCAAAGCAATCGTATAATACTTTGAGAAAATGGGGATTACATACATACTGGCATCGTAGTCTTTATCCAAATCAGATACTTCCTTTGTTTCTTTATAGTTTAATTTATCATGTAATTTAGATTGCACCATTCTCGGAGGAAAATATAAATATATTGTTACTATACATTATTACTTTGTTTTCTTTTTCCAAATATAAATATATTCAGTATAAACGGGCTTGGTTGTCTTGTTCAATAAACGCTCCCCTTTTTTCAAACGAATTTTTCTACTGCATTTTCCTAAAATAGGGACACACGCGGATTCATAAATTTCCTGTGAAACATTGATACAATAATGACCACCCGCTTTCATTGCATTGTAAGTCATACTGAATAAAGGTTGATAGAATTCCTTATTCCACATTTCTTTTGTTTTGTATTTTTGAGACATGTTCCGATATCTCTCAATATCATAATAAGGAGGTGAAGTAAATACAGTATCATAATCCATCTTACTATAATCTACAGTTAATGCATCTTGGAATTGTAAATTGATCTCGGTTTTTATTGATGGGGTTTGGGACTGTAGAAAGTGTGTCAATGATTCATATGGTTTTCGTAAATGTGTGTTACTATCAATACCATAATATGCATCTAAATTCAATGCACAGGCCCCTACCAAACGACCACCCCAACCCATGGTAAAATCCAATAGTCGTTTGGCATTGACTCGACAATAGACTTCCATGGCCATAACTGGACGGAAGATGGCAATATTGGAAAAATACAAATTATAAATGTATTTCATTTTACGTATAGATGACACTTGTCTCGATTTATAAAAGTCAATCATTTTTTTAATATAAGGTTTCTTACTGTAACTCTTACGTTTCTCCCAAAATTCATAAAAGGAAACATTTTGATCTCCTTTGGAATGTAGTCTTTCGACCAAAGTATAATGGTCGACCACTTTATTGCCTAAACGTGTTCTTCCATTGGATTGTAATATTTGTTTGCGAGTCATATCACGCAGTTTTTGAAACTCTTTTTGAATCTCTTCACTGGAGTGATTTTGAAGCTGCTTGGCAATATTTTCGTGTTTTTTCAAAGTTTTCCTACTGCTGTTTTTCGGATTGTTTCTTTTTGTTTTGGACATGGAGAAATGTATAGTAGAAAATATGCAATGATTCTGTGTGTCTATAATATAGCAGTAGAGTAAAATGAATTTTGTGGCATATTTGGCTACTGAATATTTTAAAAAGCAAAAGTGGACTGCTTTAGGCATTTTTTTCGTAGCACTATTGAATAGTGTAGTTCAAACGAATGGAATCACCCATTTTACTTCTAAAATCATAACTTGCGCACAAACTCGGAATGAAAAGGAAATTTATTATTTCTTCAAATGGTTTGTCATGGTCATTGTTGTGTTTGTGTCCATTTACTATTTGTGGAGTTATTTACAAAATCTTTTATTGACTGAGATTCGTCCATGGGTTCGAGAGAAAATAGTAGGATTGTTACTGAAAACCAATAACCAGAAATTCAGTGAAACCAATTTCAGTAAGCTGAACTCTCCCATAAATCGAATTGTAGACATGTATTACTTCATTACTCATACCGTATTGGATTATATGCTTCCTAACTTGGCTTATTTACTGATTGTTTCGATATACTTTACTTTCATGAATCCCATGTATGGTTTGGTATTTTTGATTGGAAATGCTATACTGGCCTTGTATTGGTATTTCAATGTAAATAATATCATGAAAGCCAATGATGATTATGAAAAGACGATTTTGAAAACCGATGTCCACTTGATAGATTTGCTAAACAACGTGGATAAAATCATTTATCGAGGTCAAACCAATCCTGAAATGAAACAGTTTGCGGATTTATCCAAAACCAATGTGCAAAAAGGACAGCATTACTATGACTTAACGAACTTCCATATTTTTGTCATGTTGTCTATTATATTTGCTGTAGTATTGGTATCGATTTATTATTTGATTGTATTGTATTTCCAAAAGAAGATGGACATTACCTTGTTTATTACTTCGTTTACTATTTTACTGTTGTATCGAGAGAAAATGACAACCATGATAGAAATCTTGCCAGAACTGGTGGATTTTATTGGAAGAACTGAAAATGTATTGGTCCACTTTCAGCATGTCAATGACAATTACCGAGAATATAAATCAATGAGCCAATATAAAGAACAAACCTTGGATTTCAAGAAAATACAGTTTCACAATGTGTCATACAAATATAGTGCAAGTGCGACCAATGTATTTGAAAACCGTAGCTACTATATGAAAACCGACCAAAATCAAATTATTGGTATTACTGGACGTTCGGGTAATGGTAAATCGACATTTGTGAAATTATTATTGCGCATGTATGAATGCAATAAAGGGAAAATAACTATTGATGACATGGATATTAAAAACATTGACCCCGATTATATTCGACGTGAAATCACTTATGTGAATCAAAACTCGAAACTATTTGACCGTAAAGTAGTAGATAATATGGTCTACGGTTGTTCGAATCGTGAAATCTGTGATCACTTTTTGGATAAAATCTTGAAATACCCGAATATAACTAAACTCTACCGCAATACAGATATCAAAACCAAAGATGCAGGACTATTAGGAGAGAACTTGTCGGGTGGACAACGACAAATCGTAAATATGATTGGAGGTTTAATTAACCCATCAAAGATTCTTGTATTGGACGAACCGACAAATGCATTGGACCCAGAACTGAAGAAAGAAGTATTGGGACTGATCAAAGACTTTAGCCAATATAAACAAGCCGTCATTATTATTACTCATGACAAAGATGTATTTCCTTTGTTTACCCAGCAAATTCATATGTAACTGGGGGAAACCAAGGTTTCCCCCATACCCCCCTTCCTTTTATTATTATTATTTCTACAGTAGAATGGGCGAGCGAAGCGAGCCCCATAAGAGATTCCTTGTTAAGGGCTCGCTTCGCTCGCCCACGCTGGAATAGGGGGTATGGGGGATGTATCCCCCACACTCTGGGTTTCCCCCTGTTTATTTATATCTTCAATGGTGTATAGTAGAATAAGTATATGAAGTATTTAGGTGGGAAGCAACGTTTAGGAAAACATTTGTCTCCAGTATTACATGAATTATTCGATACCTACAATCAAACCCATAAGAAGAAACTAACTTCTTTCATAGACCCCTTTTGTGGTTCTTTGGGGGTATTGAAGCATATGACTGATTTACCTATATCCATTTACGCAAGTGATTATCATCCCGATTTAATCAGTATGTGGAAAGGAGTTCAAGATGAATCTCTCCAATTTCCCGATTCTGTTTCCGAAGAAGAATACTTTGAAGCCAAACAATTACCCAGTCCGAATCCTTTAAAAGGGTTCATTGGTTTTGGTATGGCATTTGGTGGACGCTTTTTTGCATCCTTTAGCCAAAAGTATTTGAACGGTAAAAAGGAAGATTTTTGCAAAGAAATGCGAAATAGTCTAAACAGAACACGTCCTAAAATCAAAAATGTCAAATTTCAATGCAAGGATTACCGTAAACTAAAACCCAAAAATAGTTTCATCTACTGCGACCCTCCATATGCCTACAGTCGTTACCCGATTAAATACCGTAGAGATGTTCGTAATTATGATGAATTTGATAATGAGGAATTTTGGAACATTATGAGAGAATGGTCGAAGAATAATTTAGTGGTCATTTCGGAAGTGAAAGCTCCTGACGATTTTGAAGAAATATGGTCGCAGACCCGATATCGTAGTGCAGCTCAAAGCACAAAAACACGGTATTCTAAAAAATCGGAGAAACCTTCCGAGACGTATACCGTAGAAAAACTATTCAAATACAAAGGATAAGGGGTCGGAAAATTGAAAATCAAGGATACAAGGTAATTCATCAACAAATTAAAAACATTGTATACATTTGCATTTAATCTATACAATTTACACTACTTACTCAAAATTTCAAATCAATATGTCTTCTACAGCAACAACACAACCAGAACAATCTACTAAAGTAGATACCCAGCTTCAGAACGCAACCAGAATAACAGTAGAAGAAGTTTCTGGAGATGACAAAGAAACAATAGTAGAAGAGGAGGAGGAGGAGGTGAAACATGAAGAACCACCAAAGCCAGAATCTCCTTATTTGATTTTAGCAAAACAATGGGAGGGAATCACAATAAACCCAGAGTTCATTGAATTGTGGCATATTAATAAGATTGATAATGTTCCAGTATCCACCTACATTCGTAAACATAATGGTGGTATGCAACTAAATATTGTTGCGAGACATGTCAAAGATGCTACGGCTTATTATGAAAATCCCATTTGGAAATACTACCAAAGTTCCAATATGTTTTACCATACAGTAGAAGATATGGCAGACATCTTAGAAAATATGGCCAATGTCATTGGAGCATTGCGATACGATAAATACAATTCGAAATTAGATTTACCTAAAGTCATTAAAGCAAATGAAGCCATGATCACCGTATTTGGTGCATCATTTTCTACAGTAGAATCAAGAGTTGAAACATGCTGCATTTGTCATGAAGATACTTGCGTCCATACCAGTTGTGGACACTATGTATGCGTCCCTTGTGCTGACGCGTATATTGAAACAAGTAGAATTGCCAAGTGTCCAATATGCAGAAACAAAAATGGTTTAGGGAAAATGTATACCTGCAGAGACCGATATGAGCATAACTATACCAGAACGGAAATAGACTCAGATGAGGAATGAATTTTAACTTGTTAACTTTTAAATAAAATAATTAAAGTAGCCTTAGTTTAGCTACTTTTTTCACGCACATTTGCCCATTTGACTGGACCTTTGTCCCCACATGGACCACAGTGGTCTTCATTTGCCAACTCGATTTTATGATCGATTTTATCTTTACAATGTTCTACAGTCCATCTTCCTAAAGTAATGGTTGTAGGATAGATATCAATATATTGAGACATCTTGCGTATGATTTGACTTCTCTTTGTATTCAAAAATTTGGGTAGTTGCATATTTTTTATAGTATACTGTAGAAAAATATCTTTATTATGTTTTACAACCAAGTCCAATTTAGAACAGGAGGGTAGGGGGATGGAATCCCCCTTAGGGAATCAGTCGTGGAACAGGGGGTTTAGGGGGATGGAATCCCCCTTATGCAATCCCCCCATCCACAATATCCATATATTTGAAGATTGTTCTCGAAGCGAGACTCTTTTTCGAGCCTTTGGTATGCTTACTCATGGTTGTAATAAATGGAACAATTACGAACTTCCATATCCATTCGCATTTGCAATCCTCAAATATATTTTTACCTTCTTGTATAAATAAATACATAATCTCAGCAATTTCATGCACCTCATTTTCTCGGCCTTCTGTATCGATTAATTCATTGGACAATTCTTGAAAAGATACCATTATGTTTAGCAATCTCAATACGGGTATGGTTTTCTGTTGCACTAATCGCACAATGAAAATGGCAGTTGCTTTGCGCATATCATTTTGTTTATTGTATTGACAGTATTTCTCATAGTTTTCATTGGCATCTACATATTGTATATCTTTACTGTCATTTACGTATGTGCTCAAAAACTGATACAATAATTCTTGGAATATTTCGTATTTTGCTATTAATTCCACATATAAATTCGCATACAAGTCCACATAAAATTTATTTGTGCTTGCTACTGAAAATATAAAGTTGGCTACTTTTTTTAAATTCTCCGATATTTTATTCGTATCATCCTTATCTTGGTTACATTTTTCCACATATTCTAATATTTTATCCCGTTGATTATCGTAGTTCTTGGTAGATAATTTGTTAATACAAGAACGAATGTCTTGAATCCATTTTTCCACTCCTTCTGTATTCGATTTTTCAATAACAGTCGTCTTGAATACGGTGCGAACCTCTTCCCAATTTTGAGTCGTTTCTTGTTTTCGTCTTTTATTGGGCGAACGCTTGGCACCATTATTTCCCCCACCACCATGACGATAATGGGAACGATTAGAAGAACCATTATGATGATGGTGGTGGTGATGTTCCTCCCGATTTTGCTGTTGACGCTCTACTATAATAGGAGTCACTTGTGAATCAATTTGTCGAATTCGCTCTTGAAGTTCATCATCGCATATATAGGCAGTAGAAGATGATGTTGATGATGCGAAAGAATCGATTAATGTGTAAAAATCTTGTAATTGATATGCAGTCTTAATCATCTATTTTGTATATGTCTACTACTACTATCTCCCTTTTTAATTACATAAAGTGCTGGGTTTATATTACTTACATGAAATAAATTTTTTTTGATTTTATTACTTATTAAAAAACACTTAAAGTATACTCATTATAAAATAGTAGATAAAAAATGGTTAGCAAAATGAATAGTGAAATCAAAAATGTAGAAAAATGGGACGAAATGGGATTGAAGGAAGACCTCTTACGAGGAATTTATTCTTATGGTTTTGACAATCCAAGTGAAATTCAGCAAAAAGCAATTATGCCTATTATAGAAAGACGCGATGTCATTGCACAGGCACAATCTGGATGTGGTAAAACAGGATCTTTTACTATTGGTGCTTTGCAGGTAGTCGATGTAACCAAAACAACACCTCAGATATTGGTTTTATCACCCACACATGAATTAGTGAAGCAAACTGCATTGGTAATGGAAGGCATTGGGAGTTTTATGAACGGTCTCTGTGTCAAAACCCTCATTGGTGGAACTTCCATACGGGATGACGTAACGTTTCTACAGGAAAAAAAGCCACAAGTCATTGTTGGAAGTGTAGGACGAGTATTGGACATGATTGAAAAACGGCATTTGGCTGTAGAAGAACTGGAAATGATGATATTAGATGAAGCCGATGAAATGTTGAGCCAAGGGTTTAGTGAAAAAATCAGATATATGTTCCAATCAGTTTTACCAGTGTCAATGCAAGTGGTATTGTTTAGCGCTACTATGCCAGATGAAATTGTCCATGTTAGTCGCCATTTTATGAACAAGGCTTTGCATATTTTGATGGAAAAAGAACAACTTAGTCTACAATGTATACAGCAATATTATGTGGCAGTAGAAAATGATTCGGCCAAATATATGGCATTGAGAGATATCTTTTCAGTCATGAATGTATCGAAATGTATCTTGTATTGCAATAGTGTGAGACGTGTCAATAACTTATTTGATCAAATGTCAAGTGATGGGTTTTCTGTGGTTTGTATTCACAGTAATATGAATAAAAGCGAAAGGGCTCGGATTTTCCGACATTTTCGAACAGGAGATGCACGAATTTTGATTAGTTCTGATGTTACTGCAAGAGGAATCGATATTCAACAAGTGAGTGCTGTAATTAATGTGGATTTGACTCGCAATGTTCATACTTATTTACATCGTATTGGACGTAGTGGTCGATGGGGCCGTAGAGGAATTGCCATTAATTTAGTGACCAAATCTGATGTGCGTGATTTACGCAACATTGAGAGGTGGTATAACATTGCTATTCACGAACTCCCATCGAATTTTAACGGGGACGTATAAAGTGAAAAATTGAACTAGTAGGATATCGATATATCTTACTATTTTTTTATTCTATGACATATAGTAATTTACCGATTAATTCACTATATATATTTTTAAAAACACAAAACCATGACTATCGCCAAAACTGCTAAAGACTTATTGTGGCAAAATGCACGTAAAGTGCGTGGTCGCAATGCCAAGCATTGGAGATATGATGCATATGAAAAACCAGTCCATTATGACAAAGTAGAAGTTGACCACATTGTTCCACAAGCATTAGGTGGTAGTAACAACATTGACAATCTACAGTTATTGAATAAAGTAGACAATATTCGGAAATCCGATAAATTAAATAAAGACAATCGCCAACTATTTCATCAAGCATTATCCAACAAAACAAATGCCTTTTCCAATACTCTTTATTTCTCCAAAAAATTCGAAATTGGGATGAATTTGTTAGTAAAACAAACCCCAGTTACTGAACCCATGTTTGCTACAGTAGTAGCCATAAATCCAAAAACAGTGGACGTGTTACTGGAAAATCGAACAAAACCCACCACAATTGTCCGTGACCGTCGTCTATTTATAGATCCTCTTCATATAGGTCGGCGCCGTAGTCAATCATCTGGTCGCATGAATACTCGCAGTAGTCATCAAAAAACATGCTGTCCAACACCAACAACTGATTGACAGCAATAAACAAATGGAAAAGCATATGACTGGTGACCCAATCCATACTATTCATACTATACAGTTTATGTGACCTGTAGTAAAAAAATAAAATCAAGCATAAATTCAAATATCCAACTTTCTTAATTTGTGGATTTGTTACATATTTTACACCATTGTAGAAAAATAGTAGAAAAGACGTTCTTGCACTTACGATATCCAAAGTTCTACTATAGGAATCGGTTGCATCTCTCCAATAATTCATGGATACTATACTGACAATTGACAATATGTTACTATAAAAATATTCTTCGTAATAAAATGCATACATAGCTGGAATTAAAAAATAACCAGATGATAAAACTAACCACTTGGATTGATTCCGATACGCAATTCTCTTTTCTTCTGTCATTTTTCTGTGCTTTTCTTGCTACTACTTATGATACTGTAAAATGATGTATTTATGTTGTTTTCACAAAAAATTGAAAAAAGTCATATTACGACAAATTACATGTAAAGTAAAGAATCCATTATCCCATTATCCACTGTAGAAATAAATAATGACCACTATTGTTCAAGAATCAATTGTTACTGAGGCTGCTGCTACTGCACAGTCCTCGTCTTTGGACACGAAACCAGTTATTAGGAATGTTCGTGTAGAAACCAATAACAGTTTACTACGAATGATGAAAAAGTGTAAATGGTATTTGTATATGTCCTCCATTTCCTCCTCTATTTACGAGTGTTTACATGAAAAAATGTTTTATTTGAAAAATGTCTATAACACCGTTTATTTAAATTTCCATCCCTATGCCAACTATGTATGTAAAATGACGGCTCGAAATATTGTCACATTATACGGAACCATGTATTTTCGCACATTTGATTTTTATGCATATGTAAACCAAATAAAAAAAGAAAGGAACTTAACCAGTTTAGAAATAACCAATATGGCTGAAGTAGAAGAAATATTTTCAAAATTTCGAGAGAAATATGAACATTATCGAGACGCAATTTATGGAACTTATTTACAAATAAAATACAAAAATTTCGATAAACATCTATTAAATCGCATTGATGAATTCCTATACGAATAAAAACATCGCGTTCAACGTTCAAATATTGATTGTAATAATAATGTAAATTAATTGTTTGTAAATAGTAAAAAAATGCAAGAATACTTCTCTTCTTCTTTTTTTTCTAAAGCGGATGACTTTTATTGCGATTTTGGCGATTTTTGCAAAAAAAGTGGTAATGATTCCGAAGAATCGTCGCCTAAAGTAGAACTGAATTACGCTTCTACTGTTTTCCAATTACCGATTGAATATGTCGATAACAGTAAAAAACATAAATTATCTTCTACAGTTGCATCCGACTTGGAATTGGTTTTAGGCGAAAATCCAGCCTATAATACCTTACTGCAACCTACGAATTTATTCTCGAAACAAATCATTGGATTGTATCAAACTCACTTTACTACTGATGTGGACTTTTTAATGGATTCGCAACAAGTGATTCAAAACTATGTTTTAGAAGAACCCGATGACACTATTGTATGTGAAACCATTCAACAGCAATGGTGTGATGTAAAACATACACCTGGGTTCAAAGAAACATATGGCTATATGGATTGGTCCATTTTAGAATCCATGAATCATTCATCACTGGCTTTACAAGGAATCACATTGAGTAATATGCTCTCTCCGTTGATGAGTTTCTTCATCCCTTTTTTGTTTTTCTTATTTCCATTTATTATTTTGAAAATCCAAGGAGTGCCAATTAGCTTTAGCGTATATTTTGACGTATTGAAAAATATTGCCAAGCATCATTTTATCGGTAAGGCTATTGCCACATTTGAAAACTTTTCTCTCCAAAACTTCATTTACCTAATGGCCATGTTAGGTCTCTATGGTTTGCAAATGTATCAAAATACCACCCAATGTATCCGATTTTACCGTAATATTCAGAGGGTCAATAATGAATTGGTTGAATGGAAACGATTTGTCAACCACTCGATTCATAAAATGGAAAATTATTTGTCTACTACCCAGAATCTACATACTTACGCCGCTTTTCGCCATACTATACAACATCATCTATCCACTTTACGCAGATTGAAACAAGATTTAGAACCTATTTATGGATTTCAATGTTCTATCATGAAAACCACCGATATTGGTTACATGTTGAAAGTCTACTATGAATTACACAGTGATGAACTATACGATCAAGCATTGGTTTACAGTATGGGATTTTACGGATATTGTGACCACTTGTCTCAATTGAAAAAGAAATGGGCTGAAAGTATAATCAATATAGCTCTCTACTGTGGACCTGAAACAGTAGCAGTCTATGATGAATCCAATAATAAAGTTCCAGAATGTGTCATTGAAGAACAATATTATTATTTACAAGAATCAGATGGAGTTAGAAATGACGTTGTATTGGACAACTTTGGTGTGATAACCGGACCTAATGCTTCTGGTAAAACGACTTATTTGAAAACAACTGCCATAAATGTAATTTTGAGTCAGCAATTTGGTGTTGGCTTTTATAAATCATGCACATTGCGACCCTACAGTCATATACACTCGTATTTGAACATACCTGATACATCTGGACGTGATAGTTTATTCCAAGCGGAGTCAAGACGCTGTAAAGAAATACTCACTCAAATACAAGAAGACAATGCCCGACAATTTTGCATTTTCGATGAATTGTATTCTGGCACCAATCCAAAAGAAGCCACGAAATCGGCCTATGCCTTTTTGGAATATTTACGGCAATATTCTCATGTGGATTTGTTTTTGACTACTCATTATGTTTCCATTTGTGACCAATGGACCAAAGCCGATGAAAACAAGAGAGAAATCCATAATTATAAAATGGTGGTCGATATTATTACAGAAACCGTTCCACAAACCAAGGTCGATGAGAATATTGACGAAATCATAGAAGATGGTGAAAAGACAGTAGAAAAAATAGTTCGACGAATACCTACTTATAAAATTGCCCCAGGTGTTTCCCATATTGAAGGAGCTTTAGGCATTTTAGAAGATATGGCTTATCCTGAAGAAATGATTGATATGATCCGTAAAAATGATACCGTTATTACGATTTAAATAGTCTATTTTCGTATATTTTATTGTATATACAAAAATAATAGTAATTTGATTATGGGATTAGGATTCGCAATCATATGTTGTATTTATGGTATGGTTTTGTGTGTTTTTGGAATCACCCAAAAATATGCCGATTGAATTTTATTTAGGCGATTTTTTCAAAATGATGATTCACATACTTTTGCATTGTAAAATAAGTCAATGTTTTCTCACGGGCCTCTTCGCCAAATAACTTATACAAGGTTTCATCGGGTTTGATTTGTTTTTTATTGGTTTGGTCTTGTAACTTGTGGTCTTTAATGTATTGAATCAAGGAACGTGTTACTGTAGTGCGAGATACGGAACTCCCCTCTGGTAACTGTAAAAAATCGCACATTTCTTTTGATACTGGAGTTGGTCGTGCAAATCCACATGGTTTACGGACATTTTTCTGCTTGACTGGTTTCTTCATTTTTTGGCGGAGCTTTTCAATGTATTTACTCATTTGTTTTTGACGTGTTTTGGTTTTATCGTAAATCGATTTAATTTCTGCTAAATCTTGAGTTTGTGCCTCAAGTGCCATTTCAAGCTTGTCCAAAACAGTTGCCTTTGGTTGTATTGTTGGTTCACTCATATATACGGTTGATACTTATACTTCATTGTAGTAGTTTCTATTTATATTGTTTTTACAATTACATTTTATATTACCTTGGTATTATTGAGAGAATCGGAGTTGTTATATGAACTATGGTTTCGTCAGCAATATGAAATACATGAATGATCGTTTCGACAATGGTATAAATCGATAGTATTGTAAGTATACAATGAAATATCCAATATAAATAGTTTCCCAATACTTTTATATGGTGACATTTTTCTACAGCATTTCTACAATAAGGGCATTTCTGTGTTTTATTATACCACTTTAGTAAACATCGTAAATGAGCAATTGGTTTACAGTTACATGGTTTGTAGTAGAAAATATCGATACAATCAAGATAATTCTTCGAAACATCGACGCATTCTAAGCAGATTATACATTTTTGCAATTCATCCATTTTTTATTCTACCGTCATCTAGTTGTTTATGAGTTTATGAAATCAAATAGTAAAAAGTGTTTATTTCAATTTTTACTATTTTTTACATTTATGCACTTTCGGCTACTGCAGCATTTGACTCCTTCTTCATTTTCTTACTGACTACTTTTGTGAACCCATCCTCTTGTTGTTTTCTCTCCTTTTTTTCCGTTTTTTGGGTTCGTTGTTGGCTTTTAAATTGCTGACGAGTTTCACACATTAGTTTTCCATTTTGAATACCCGTTATGTCAGTTGCTTGATATTTGTGCTTTTCATTGGATGATTTAGTCAATTCGAATTCAACATACTCACCTTGCACTAAATATTTATATTGAGCGTCCACTACTTTTACTGCACTATAGTGAGTAAAAATATCCATATTGGTTTCATCCTCTGCTTTCACAGTAATGAAACCATAACCGGCTTTCGAATTAAACCATTTGACTTGGCCAATATGGCGTTTATTTGTCATTGTTTCAAGAATAGTTTCGTTATCGGATGTGTTTGCCATAATACTACTAAGATGTTTCTATAAGACCACCAGTATAATCACTTTAGCACAAGTGTATTTATATTGTTTTCTGCAATAACTTATAATGTTTCTATTTATTATAAGAAACCAAACCAAGTAAAAAATATGGAATTATTTATAAAACAAAGAACCTTTTTAATCGTGCTTTGTGTGATTCTCTTTTTGGGAGTTCTCATTTTTTATTACAGTAAAGATGTTGCATTGGAATCATTTAGTAAATTACCTCCTACTATTCAAGAAAATGTCAATATGGGTATTCCGTTTTATATTTCCAAATACGACAAAAACTCAACTGATACTGTAGAACGATATAGCACTGAAAAAACTTCCATTGGAAATTTATCCGGCCCTTCAATAAAAGACCATCAAGATGGGAAACAACGTTGTGCAATTCTTTGTAATGCTCAACCAGAATGTTCCAATCCTGACCACAAATGCACTTCTTCCTACGATGCGACTGATGTGCGTGCCCGAAAAGGTTGTAGTTGCCAATTTCAACAAATACAAAATGATGATGCAGAACCATTTCAATCCAATATGATTCTCTCGAAAGAAGCTTTCACCACTACCAGTGATAATAAATCTATTTTAGACCGAATCAATAATACATACATGTCTACTGTTAAACCTCTGTTTGAACCTTTTGATAATATTTTGAAACTATACGATGAGCAGTTAATACCAAAGTGGTCCATTCCAGAGACACATGTAGAAAATAATTCTGCTTATGTAGTAGACTCTTACAGAAAATTCGATTGGAACATCGATTTAAAAACTGTAGAGGAATATACTTTTTCTTTTTGGGTTACTTTAGATGTTTCTTCTCCACCCACTAATGTATTCTTACATGCTGGAAATGATGTGTTAATTGCATTGCACAATAACGGAAACTTTAGTATTACTCAAAATGCGGATGGTCTAGAACGAAGTGCAGAGGACGATTCTTGCCCATCTACCAATTGTCGTAAAATCACGGTGTTCCATAGTATACCTTGGATCACAGATGCAGGAAGTGGTAGCATCGACCCCAATCAGTTTCATCTTTCATTGGTCAATGCACTTGACGGGGTTAAACTCTATTTAAATGGTGAATATATGGATTCCTCTTATGTAGATGCACCTCAAGTTAACTACTTTAGAACCATGCCCGATAATAATAAAGTAGGAATCAACCGTTATAGTAGAAGTGGTTTGTATATTAATAATGTATTATACCATTCAAAGGCCTTACCAAATACAGATATAGCCACATTGGCTCGAACGCCACCAACACGCCCATGATTAGGAAAAAATTATAGGAACTATGTGTATATAGAACTTGTATATACATATAGATATAATGGAAGAACATCAAAAATTTGTCATTTTGTTTTTAGTTATTCTTTTCTTCGCCTTTCTATTTTTCTACTATTTTAATGAGCGTTATTATTCGATTGAGAAATTTTCGTGCTCATCAGGAAAAGTAGATAGATTGTCTAATAGAGATGCACTTATTCCATTGGATTTAGGCGAAACATCCTTGGATTATTATAAAGATACTTGGACCAATTCTTTTATTATTGCTAATAATGTTGATGATCCTACTCGTAAAAAAAGGTTGCAAAATGGACAGATTATCAATAAACAAAACTCTGAGCTTGTATTGTGGAAAAATCTTCCTGGCAATCCTTCCAATAAACATTTTTCGATATCATTTTGGATTTATATTAATCATACAACGCATCCTTATTTCTCTACTTTGTTTGTTGTCAATACAGAACACCTTTCTTGGGGAGGTCGTAGTCCTGGTATTTATTTATGGTCAGATTTCCCTTCATTGCATATCCGTCAAACTATTCCAAATAATTATAATGCTGGAGAGGGCGATTTTATTAAAAAAGGGAATAAATGGGAAAAAGGTGAATTAAATAGGATGAATATTGGTTTCAAACGCACTGTATTTTGCACTGTCGTGTTTGATGAAAAGAACTTTTTCTACTATGCAAATGGTGAATTGGTTTATCAAAATACTTTGGAAAAAACACCACTAAAACCAAAAGGTAATGATTATATTCAAGTAGGAGTAGACAATGAAAAATTATACAGACCCAATAAAAGACAAGACCCTCATTGTTTAGTTATGAAAGATGTGCAAATCTTCCCACGACCTTTAACAAGCTGTCAAGTGAAAATGTTGTATGATGAAAATAGTGAAAACGGAAACATTCATGACGCACTTGATGCAATCAGGAATATGGAATCGTTTCAAAACATGACTGTAAAAAGTAATTTTGAATCATTTACTTCTACAATAAACAATAATGACCAATCCCAAATCACTACACAAACAGGAGAAGCATTCGATTTCTTAAAATATGCACCAAGTGAAGTAACAGATGACAGTAGCGAGCTTGAACAAAGCATGGCTGATAATATTGGTAGTGGTGAACCCAATACAAATGCAGATGGTATTACGAGTGATTCAGTTAGGAAAGTTGTAGAATTAGATAGCACAATATACAATCTCGAAACAACAAAAACACTAACTTATTATGATTTTGACCAAAGAAAAAACTTGAGCATTTCACTGCATAAAAAAGCAGAACAAGGCGACCGTATATTGTTTACTGGTTCTTCTCTTACCGTTAGTTTCTGGATCAAATCTCCCAGAAGTGATTCTCTCCAACAATGGAATTGGAAACATATATCAGAAAGAGTGCAACATGTATTTAGCTTTCAAAACATAAGTGCTAACTCTAAAATAGGATGGATTACCGTGTCAATTGCTGTTTCGTATATATTTTGTCATTTATATGATGGAGAAAGGTTTTATTTTGCAAGAATACCTGCTATTACCAATAACGAATGGAATCATATTACTTGGGTCATGTCTAATGAAAATGATAAACCTTGGACATTTTATGTAAATGGAATATTCGACAAGACAGAAAGAAATAAAGAAGTTCCCAATAGAAACGATCAAAATGGCGAACAATGTATTGGTCGAATAATTAGAAATGAAAATACACATTATTTCAAAGGATGTTTAGGGGATTTACGGATATACCCATTTGCCATGACAGAAGACCAAGTAATTGACAAGGGTGGCTTTGCGAAAAAAAACACAAAGAAAGAAGTATTTCAAATCAAAGGTTACAAACATGAAAAATCAGAGGCTGTAGAAAAATGTAAGGAATATAATGCGGATGTTGCATCCAAGGCCCAAGTGGAAAGAGCTCAGCGTAATAACGCCAATTGGTGTTCTACTGGTTGGGTTTCCGATGTCAACCATGCCGTATACCCAATTACTACTCAAACTATACCAGGTTGTGGTGGTGGAAGCGCAGGGTTAAAAATTTACACACCTCCGACGGATAAAGCAGCGGTCAATTGTTATGGAGAGAAACCTAAGCAAACAGAAAACACGAAAAAAGTTTTACACAATTGGAATGAAACACAATGGAGTAAATATAATTAGTTTTAGGCACTTGTTATTTTTTGCTGTAATACGTGGACGGGACTATGGATTTTATCGCCTAAAACAATGATATTGACCAATAAAATCGTGCTTGCACCAAATATCATTTTTGCATCAAAATCACCCATAGTATATTGTTTGCGAAAAGGATGGTATTGATACATCAAAAACAAACACAACCCGATTTGCACCCAAATATTCCATAAATAAACATACTGAGGAACAGTAGAAATAATGCCCACATATACCAAGGCATAAATCAGATGGATTGCGACTAAAGATCCAAAATAAAGTCCGTAATGAATTTGCATACTAAAACAATATAAACTATGATTACATTGTTTTTTCAAGAATGGCTGCTGCTAATTTAATTGGACGTAAATACCAAATTTTGCAAAAATATGGCCAAGGACAGTTTTCTACAGTTTGTCGTGGCCAATGTATACGCTCGAAGAAAACAGTAGCAATAAAATTAGAAAAAAACACAGTCACTTATCCACTTTTGAAAAACGAAGTCAATATATTACATTATTTAGCAAAACAAAAATGTGATTCCATTCCACAAGTTTTGTTTTTCGGGTTTCAATGTCCATTTACTTCTTTAGTCATGACATTTTACGAAAATGGTTCTCTCGATGTATGGAAAAATGATCTTACTTTAGAAGATATTTCAGAATGGTGGAATGTAGCACTGAGCACTTTGAAGACTATCCATAAAGCAGGTATTGTTCATCGAGACATTAAACCCGCACATTTTATGCGCAATGCCCACGGTGATTGGCACTTGATTGATTTCGGTTTGGCCACTACGTATTTGGATGACGACCACCATCATATTGTAGAACAGCCCCGTGATTTTATAGTAGGAAGTCCATTGTATGTGAGTTATTTTGTTCACCAAGGTAAGGATGTCACTCGACGCGACGAATATTTATCTCTACTGTATATTGCCTGGGAATTGATTTTCAAACGACCCATTGGATACAATACTCCATCTACTGTCCTTAATACCTTGTCTACCAATATAGATGACCCCTATAATGAATGGTTGAAAGAACAAAAAGAGTTTTCGAATTTGTATTGTCAAATGAAACAATACAAGCAAGAATTGTGTAATAATGAGGACGATGCTACTCATGATGATACAAAAAAATGGATTCAATACTTGTTTCGAAATTTAGTCCATTTGGAAACCGTCGGCTTTTCATCCTGCCCAAAAGTCCCTTTAGTGGAATTTCTCTCTAACCATTGAAATAATTGTTCACTTGTTGAGACACTCGGACGAACGTAGTGCATTTCGAGATTTGTTTAATTGATTTTGCATTGATGTAAGTGCATGTGCTTCGTAAACCGCCTAAATAATCTTGAACGGTTTTATGTAAATCCCCCTTGTATGGTATTTTCAAAACACGCCCTTCTGATGAACGATAGTTGTTCATTTGACCATAGTGTCTCTCTTGTGCATGATTTGAACTCATACCGTAGAAGAGTTTGTATTGTTTGCCGTCAATTGTCGATATTTCACCTGGATTTTGGTCATGTCCGGCAAATTGCCCCCCGACCATTACAAAATCGGCCCCTCCTCCAAATGCTTTAGCCATATCACCTGGGCATGTGATTCCTCCATCGGATACAATACGTGCGTCAACACCATGGGCTGCATCGGCACATTCCAATACAGCCGATAATTGAGGCATACCGATACCCGTTTTCACACGAGTAGTGCATGCTGCCCCGGAACCAATTCCGACTTTGATTACATCCACTTTGCCATTGAGCACTAATTCTTCTACAATCTCTCGTGTAACAACATTTCCTGCTACGATGATTTTGTTGGGGAATTTCTCTCGGACTTTTCTACAAAAGGTAACAAAATTGGAAATATATCCATTGGCAATATCAATGCAAATCCAATTGCATTCGATTTTAGCTAAAATGGATTCCAGATTTTGGAAATCCTGGTCATGAATGCCTGTAGAAACCATGAAATAATTGGGATCCAATGGTGAGTTCTCATGTTGTTGTGCTAAATAATCATCTACAGTATAAAATTTATGCATGGCGGTGATGATTTTATGTTGACTGAGCACACGATAGACTTCGAATGTTCCTGTAGTATCCATATTTGCAGCCATAATGGGAACACCTTTCCATGTAATTGGTGAATATTTGAACGAATAAGTGCATTCGACGTCTACTTGAGAACGACTATTTAGTGTAGAGCGTTTGGGACGGATTAACACGTTATGAAAATCGAGTTTCTCTCCACTTTCGATTTTGTTCATTTTTGTTTGAGGTGGGATCTATAAAAAATACTAGGATATCATTTTTTATATGGATTTTGGACTTATAAAATAATTTCATAATAGCTTGAAAAGAATATGAAGATTAGTTATAATGGGAGTATAATAGTTGTATGACTAAAAAGTCAATTGATTCCACTGTAATAGGAGTAAGTTTGTTTTTAGGCTCAAATGCGACTGGTATATTCAATAGTGGAGTTCAGCAACATGCTCTCTTTTTTGCTGAACTTTTAATAGAAATTGGTTATACTGTATACATAATTTGTGATAATGTAAATCCTGAAAATATGAATCTTGTTCAGTATAATGAAAAATTTAAATTTATTACAAGTTTAGATATATTTACATGTAATTTTGATATTATATTTATATTAGGGTATGATTTTATACAAGATGACATGGTAAAAATTCTAAAAACGCAAAATACAAAGATTATATTTTATAAATGTGGTTCGGATGTAACTATCGATGGAGAAGCAGTTTGCTTCAAGTTGAATCGTAAAATACGACACAAGCGATTTTATGATGAAATATGGAGCATACCGAATATGTATAATATGAATCATCATTACTTGGAGATTTTATATAATTGTCCTGTTCGACTAGTTCCATTTGTTTGGTCACCCGTTTTCATAGAAAAGAATGAATGGCTTTATGAACCAAATCAAGAAACAAAAAATCGAGTAGCAATTATGGAACCCAATATATCAATAGTTAAAAATGCGTTGAGCCCGATATTAATATGTGAAGAATCTTACAAGAATGGAGCACCAATCGAACATGTATTTGTTACTAATATATTAGATATAAAAAGAGATAAGAATATAAATTTAGAAGAATTGAGTAACTTTACAGAGCCATTGTCCTTAGCGAAAGATAATAAAATACATATTGAAGATAGGTATCATACCTTACCTATGATGAAATATACTGCTCAAGTTGTCGTATCCAACACTCTTATGGATTTAAATTCATTAAATTACTTATATTTTGATTTAGCCTATATGGGGTATCCTATATTACACAACGGGTCTTTATGTAAAGAGGTCGGATATTATTATGATAATAATGAATTGAAAAATGCTGGAAAATATCTTTGTGAAATACTTGACAACCACGATAAAACATATTTAGATTATAGAGAAAGAAATCGATATATTTTGGACCAATATAGACCAAATAATAAATTACTTCAACATAAGTATAGAAGTATTATTTCAAATCTCTTACAATAATATATAAATGACGACGACAGTAAAATTAGATTCAAGTGGATTGGTAAAAGTTACAGGTGGGAGTGAAACAACTATTATTAATGTAAATGAGACATACGCAACATCAAGTGCTGCGAGTGATGCTCAGTCAACTGCGAGTGCTGCTCAGTCAACTGCGAGTGCTGCTCAGTCAACTGCGAGTGCTGCTCAGTCAACTACGAGTGCTGCTCAATCAACTGCGACTGCTGCTCAGTCAACTGCGAATGCTGCTAACTCAACTGCGAGTGCTGCTCAGTCAACTGCGAGTGCTGCTCAGTCAACTGCGAGTGCTGCTCAGTCAACTGCGAGTGCTGCTCAGTCAACTGCGACTGCTGCTTCAACAACTGCGAGTAATGCTCAATCAACTGCGAATGCTGCTTCAACAACTGCGAGTAATGCTCAATCAACTGCGAATGCTGCTTCAACAACTGCGAGTAATGCTCAATCAACTGCGAATGCTGTAAATAATATATTAACTAATGGTTCTCGTGTGCATTGTTTTGCAGTTACTGATTCTACTAGTGATTCTACTCTAACTGAACATGATAGCGAAACAACGTATTCACAGAAAAATTATATTTTTCCAAGTGTTGATACACAAGGAATTATAATATTTGAGAATACAACAAACATTGATAGACATTTGACCACAACTGGCACTAGTTATGTTATACATAATGAATTTAATAATTATAATAGACTAGAACAGAATTGCCATGTTATTTTTGTTAGTAAAGAAAATAATTTAAATTGGAGAAAGCTTGGAACTATTAGAAAAACCCGATTTATCGACTTAATATAGTATTTATTGAATTTTTCACCTTCCCTCAACCCAACAATACCAATAATTGCTGTAGACTACATAATCCATGAAAGCACGCAAAATAAAACTTCCATGATGGGTCTTGAATATTATATAAAAAACTCGAAATCACATATGTCCAAGACAGGCCCATTATCGTATTTCCGCTTAAATACATTCGCAAAAGGTCATTTCGAATAGTCCGATATCCATGAACACAATATAGGCTAAATAGTAGACAACTATACAAATAAAAATGGTGATGAAATACAGAATTCGGGGTTCGACTTTGCTTCCAATATACATCACACATTACAGAATGTCCTAAAGTTGCCAATGACAACCCAATATGTCCTTTATACAATGCATATGTGGTAGGTAAAATATATACATAACTTGCACCGTGATAATAATGAATAGGAATCATTTTTATTGTATTCTTCTTACTTATTAAATAGATACATCTTTATTCTTTTTCAAAAAGAATATTGAGAGAAATCCAGTCCATATAGTAAGGTAAATTATCAAATGGAAGAACTCATTAAAAAAATGCGAAAGGATCCCGAATTACAGGTTTCGGAAAGTCAAATCGAAGAATGGATTGAAGAAATAACAGACAAAGGGTTCCATTATTTAGAGGGCAAAACCTATGAAATCATTGAAAAAGAAAAAGAAGAGGCATTGCAAGAATATCCATCTACTGTAAAAGAAGCTTGGTTGCAATCCTTAAAGCAATACCGAGTAGTGTATGATATACAAGACGTGGTTCATGGACAATATGCAAGATGGTTATATTGGACGAAAAATCATACACGTATACCAGATGAACCAGTATATGGAAATGCACTTCATCGAGGCGGAACATTAACTCATATACGATTTACGGGAAACGATGTATATTTTCACGTATTGTTTAATCCACAGAAAAATTTCCGTGGTTCTTTTTCTCTCAACTCTACTATTTTATTTCAAAGGATTTCACCTGAAGAACATATGGTTCTCTTATCAGAAGAGGGGGATACATCCCCCTAACCCCCTT